GTGAGAGAGGCGCGCGAGGCGTGGTTCGAGGGCCAGCCCGATCTCGACCCGGCGCGCCTCGTGCTCCTCGACGAGACCTGGATCTCGACCAACATGGCCCGCCTGCGTGGGCGCGCGCCGCGCGGCGAGCGACTGCGCTCGCCCGTGCCACTCGGTCACTGGAAAACGACCACCTTCGTGGCGGGTCTGCGCCTGTCTGGGATCACCGCACCCTTCGTGCTGGACGGTCCGATCAACCGCGACGCCTTCCAGGCTTATGTCGCGCACGTGCTGGTGCCTGAACTCGAGCCCGGCGACATCGTCGTGATGGACAACCTGGGCAGCCACAAAGGGCCAGCCGTGCGCGCCGCCATCGAAGCGGCGGGTGCGCGGTTGCTTTTCCTTCCGCCCTACTCGCCCGAGTTCAACCCGATCGAGATGGCCTTCTCCAAGCTCAAGGCGCTCCTGCGCAAGGCCGCCGAGCGCACCGTCGAGGGGCTCTGGTCGGCCATCGGGAGGCTCGTCGACACCGTCACGCCCGACGAGTGCGCCAACTTCTTCGCCGCGGCAGGCTATGATCCAGATTAAACCGAAAATGCTCTAAGCTGAAGAAAAAGCCCGGCCGCTCAGGCGCGGCCGGGCAAGTGAGTCATGCGCGCACCATGCGATGTGCCGACGCCGAGCCCAAGCCGAATCAAGCCGTATGCCGCCCCCCCCCGCGAAACCGCTGCCGCCGCGCCAAAAAACATACTGCGTTACAAATCGACGTAACGACTTTCTGTGCATTTGCCTTTATGGAAATCGCGTCCGCAATCGCGTTCAAACCTCTGAGAAAATTGACAAAATCAGCGATGTACGGCGTTACAAAATTTCATAACGCAAATTTCGGCATTTCCAAAAACGTAGCTCTTGCCGCCCGACCCATTTTTGGGCTTTCTCCCGCCCGAGTTACGGCTCGGCTTGTGCGAAATCGCCAGCGCCTTCCCACCACTTCCGACCAGATGCCCCAGGTCAGGATCGCCGTGATCGCGCTCCCTTGAGGAGCGCGCGAGCATGCGATGCGGCCACCCATGGCATCGCTCGGGACGGCTTCCTTCTTTCCTCGGTGCCCTGATGAAACACCAAGCGCTCAGCCAGGGTGTGAGCCCGCGCGTCTCGATATCCCAACTGGCTCGAGACCGTCTCAAGTCCCGTATCCCTGCCGAGCGGTCCGCGCCCGACCTCGACGAGTGCCTCGTCGGTCGCTTCTCAACCCGGCTGCCGAAGCCTCTACCCGCCAAGGGCTGATGCACCAGCCGCCGATGAGATAGCCGCTGCGCCTCCTGCGATCCGCGCTCCTGACCGTCCTCACGGCTGGCGCGCTGGTCGCAGGTTACGCCATCGCCCTCGCCGCCATCGCGGTCGACGGCTCAATCCTGCTCGTCGCCGCCCTCGCGGACTGAGACCTCGCCCCGCTGTCTGGTCCCGGCAGATCGCGAGTAGGTGCGCCCCGGCCTCCCCGCACAGCACCGGGGCGCACCAGACCAGGATCAGAGGACCCGGACCAGCCATGACCGCCCCTTTCGCCCTGAGCGCCTTCGAGCTGTTCCTTCGTGCCGCCGAGGCGGCCGGGAGCGAGCTGGAGGTCGAGGTGTCCCTGACCCGGAGCGGCGAGGTCGTCCTTCACGCGAGCCGCGTCCACGGGAAGGCGGTCCTGGAGTTCCGGCGCTTCCTCGTCCGCGGGCATTCCGCGATCGAGGTCTCGGTCCACGACCGCCGGTACAAGCCGCTCGTCTCCGGGGAGGACATCGCCAATGCGCCGCACGATGGTTGACCTTACGGACGACGACGCGCCCGGGGCGCAGGAGGTCGAGCTGGACGCGGACGGCCTGACCGAGGTCATCATGCAGCTCGGGGAGATGACGGAGCGCCTGCTGACCGCGCGCCTCACCTCCCTCCCGCGTCCCCGCAGCACGCCCAGCTCACCGTCGTCCTCGAAGAGGTCCGCGCGCTCCGCGCGACCCTCGCCCTGGCGCGCGGCGAGCCGCTCGCCGCCCGGGCGCCGGCCTACGTCCCCCCGGAGGTTGCCCCGTGCGTCTCCCCCTCGCCGTTGCCTTCCTGATCCACGACGCCCTCGGCTGTATCGGCCTCGGGCTCCACGCCCGGGACACCTACCTCGGAGACGGGCAGTCGGTGACCCACTACGGCGTCGCCCGGCGCCCGTCCTGGGACCGCGCGCTCCGCGCCAGGCTGCTCTACTCGCTCCTGGTGGCTGCGACCGTCGTCTGGCTCGGCCTGATCGGGGTCCTGTTCGTGAACGCGGCCACCGAGTACCGGCGCGTGCAAGCGCTGATCCTCGCGGCCCCCTGAGACGGCGGGCCGTTCCACCCGCCAGCGAGGCCCGGCCATGAGCAGCGGTGCCGCGGCCGGGCCTCGCGAACGATCGCCCGGAGGCGCCATGCCCGAGATGGACGACGCCACGTCATGCCTGCTGATCGTCAGCCTCGCTCTCGTCTCGGCCGGGGCCGCGATTGCGCTCCTCCTCCGCCTCGCCCTCTCGGTGCCGATGTCGTAGGCGCCTGGACGTTCACCGGCCGGCTGCCCGAACGGGAGCGCGACCCCTGGGTCTGCGCCCTCAATTGGGCCGGCAGCGAGGGCCGGCAGCTGATCGTCCACCTGCTCGACCGGCGCCTTGTCCTTCACCCGGGGGACACGCTCCAGCGCCACGCGAGCGGCGACTATAGCGTCCGCCCGGGCCACCTCGACGCGGCGCGCCCCTTGAAGGGGCGGCGCCGGGGCACCCGGACCAGCGTCTAACGAGATACCAGCGGGGAGAGCCGCGAGCGGCGGAAGGCGCATGGCGCCGGCCCGTCGCGAAGCCCCGCCCGTCCACGGATCGCCCTCGGGCGGGCCGGGCGAACAGCGGCGCCATCACGAGGGACCAGCCCGTGGGCCTCTACACCGCCGTAACCGTCACCGTTCAGGTCGAGGGCAAGGATGCGATGGTCCTGGGCCCCCTGGACGATCAGGGCATGGGATGCGTTCTCTGCCCGGGGACAGAGGAGCGGGGGCTGGTCCTGTCCGCACTCGCGGAGGCGATCGGCATCCTGACCGGCCCGCGGCCGGGCCCGATACCGGCTTTCGCGGTCTACGAGGCGGACGCCCTGACCCCGGCCAGGAAGCGGCCGCACCTGTCGCTCGTTCCCAAAGACGGGGAGGCGGGCGAGTGACCGCCTCCTTCTACTGGCGCGGGATGCTTCACGCCGACGTCCCCGCAGTCGCCGCGCTCGCGGCCGAAGTCTACCCCTCCCAGCTCTGGGAGGACATCGACGCCCTCGCGGCGCGCCGGCAGATCGGGACGGGCCTCGTCCTGGTCGCCCCCCCGGGCGCCCGGGTCTACGGCTACCTGCTCGCGCACCCCTGGGACCTCTCCGCGCCGCCCCTGACCGCGGAGCTGGACGCCCCGCCGCAGCCTGAGACGCTGTGGCTTCACGACCTCGCCCTCGTCCCGGAGGCCCGCGGGCGCGGGCTGGCCGACGTCGCGATCCGGCGTTTCCTCGCCTGGGCGGCCCTGTTCCGGTCCGGCTCGCTCGTCGCCCTCGACCCGGTCGCCGCCCGCTTCTGGGGCCGCCGCGGCTTCCGGCCGGTGCTCGATTGCAGCGCGACCTACGTCCCCGGCGCGGTCCTGATGCGGAGGCCGTCGTGAAGCCCCGGATGAACGAGTGGGACCGGATGTTCACCCGGGAGGCATACGACGCCCTCCCGGCCTCGCTCCACGCGAAGCGCCCCTTCGAGCCCGGCCCCTACCGCTGCTGGGACGGCAAGTCCCTCACTTGGTACTGGGTCGGAGAGGACGGCCTGAGCCAGACCAAAACCCTGCCGGCGATCTTCGTCGGCCGCCCGGCCTATCGGCCGCGCCTGGAATTCGGAGACGTCCTGTGACCCCCCGCGATCTCGAAGCCGCGCTCGCCGCCTGGGCGGCGGAGCGGCCCGCGGCCGACCCGTTCGCCACCGGCCTCAACGCGGCGCTCGCCGCCGGGGCGCCGCACCCGCTCGACGCGATCCGCGCGTCCCAGCAGCGCGTCCCCTGGGGCGCCGGCCAGCTCGAGGCCGGGATCGCGATGGGCGCCGCGCTCGTCCTCGCGCACCTCCGCGCGCTGACGGATCAACCGGCTGAGGAGTAGACCGATGGGCATCAACGTCGCGAAGCAGGGCTGGGGCGGCTGGAAGGTCGATCCGAAGGCCGCGCTCTCCGGCGCGACCCAGGCGCTCAACCAGATCGGCGACCGCGCGCACGCCCACGTCAAGCAAGTCATGCCGGGGCAGACCGGCCTGAAGAAGCGGACGGTTAGCAAGGCGCTGAAGAAGAAGCGGGCAAGCTCCGGCTCGCCGACCTACGAAATCAAGTCGGCCGGCGGCAATATCCGCCTGAAATACTTTGGCGCGCGAGAGACGCGGGCGGGCGTCAGCGCCGCCCCGTGGAACCAGCGGCACGTCTTCCCGGGGACGTTCACCCGCGGCGGGCGCTTCCCGGCGCGCGTCCCGCTCAACCTCGGGGGGCACGTCTACGCCCGGGCCGGGAGCAAGCGGCTCCCGATCGCGGTCCAGCGCTCGGGGCTGTTCATCCCGGACGAGATGATCTCGAAGGCCGCTTACGGCGCCTTCCAGGGCGAGGTCGGCCACCTCGACGTCGAAGTCCTGAACGGCATGGCCGGGAAGATCGGCTTCTGACCGTGCCGGTGCGCTACGAGGCCGGGATCACCCGGGCGACGCTGCGCGCCAACCGAGCGACCCTCTACGTCTACGGCGACAACAGCGCCGGGGTCGGCCTCGGCGGGCAGGCGAAGGAGATGCGGGGCGAGCCCAACGCGGTCGGCCTCGTGACCAAGCGGGCGCCGGCCACCTACCCCGCCGCCTACCTCTCGGACGACGACCTGGAGACGGTTCGCCGCCTCTGGGTCGCGCCCTACCGCCGCCTGCGGGACCACCTCGCCGCGGGCGGGGACGTCGTCTGGCCGAAGCGCAACATCGGGACGGGACGGGCGGAGCTGCCGGCCCGCGCCCCCGCGGTCTGGGCGGCGCTGGAGCGCCTGCGGGCGGCTCTAGACCCTCCCACCCCTCAACCGGCAGACAGGTAGACCCATGCCGCGCTTCCTCTCGAATGCGCTCGCCGCCGTCGTCCTCCTGGCGATGGCGGCGCGGATGGCCCGCGCCCCGAAGGGCGCGCCGCCCGGCGGCACGATCCACTGACCAGCCCCGGGGACCAGACCGGACATGCGAGTTCTCATCTGCGGCGGGCGCGACTACGCCCGGGCCCGCCATCTGCGCGAGCGGCTGGACGCCCTCGCAGCGGAGCACAAGTTCACCCTCGTCGTCACGGGCGGGGCGACCGGCGCGGACACGCTGGCGGACCGCTGGGCCGAGGCCCGGGGGATCGACCGGGTGATCTGCCCCGCCAACTGGGTCGGGCGCAGCAAGCTCGCCGGCCCGGACCGCAACGGGCTGATGCTCCGCCTCGTCCGCCCCGATCTGGTGGTCGCCTTCGAGGGAGGCGCCGGCACGGCGGACCTGCTGCGGCAAGCCCGGGCGGCGAAGGTCCGGGTCATCCAGGTCCCGGAGGAGGACGAGCCCCCGCTGGAGGACAACCCCCTGCTATTCCCGGACGTCGTGGGGGAGACGGGGGCGGACGCCCCGCAGGGGACTGAAGCCCCGCAGGGGGCCGATCCCGCCCCGGCCGCCGAGGGCAGCGCGCGCACCAGCGCCCCGCGGCCCGTCCCGCGCTCGGGCCGCTTCGGGAGGGGCACGCGATGACCGGCTTCGACGACGACGACTTCGAGGAGCTGGCGCCGCGAGCCAAGGCGACCGTCTCCTCCCCCGTGGCTTTCGGGACCTGCTGCGTCCGCGGCGGCACCGAGAAGGTCACGCTGACCTTCGCCCCGGAGGCCATCGCCCGCCTCGACGGCTGGCCCCGCTTCGCGGTCGCATGGTCGCCGAAGCAGATGGCCTTGAGGATCCGGGCCGACGCTCAGGGGCGCTTCGAGGCGTGCCGGACGCCGCTCGGCGGACGCCACATGCTCCGGGTCGACCTGCCCCCGGAGCTGGTGCACGTCCCCAAGCTGCGCGAGCCTGCCCCCCACACCTACGGGGAGGACGGGGTGACCCTCTATGTGATCGCCCCCCCCCGGCCTTCCGGGCGCAGCCCCGGACGCCCCTCCTAGCGCCCCCGGCGCCCGGGCCCGCCCCGGGGAGCCACCAAGCCGCGGTCCAGTCCGCGCGGGCCGCCGTCCCGGGCGGCGTCCTGAAGGGCGCCTTCCGTGGGTGCCCCCCCCCGGGAGGCCGCCCTCGACATGCTCGCCCTCGCCCTCTGGGTTGTGGGCGTGACCCTCGCCCTCTGGGCGCTCCCGCTCCTCGCCGACAGCGGCCGGGTCGCCATGGACTGGCGCCTGCCCCGCCAGGAGACGCCGTGACCGCCATCGCCACGACCTCGCTCGACGCCCTGGCCGAGAGCATCGACGCCTGGAAGCCCGACCTCGTCGTCTCGGTCCGCTCCCCGGGCCGGGGCACCCTCCTCATCCCCACCGTCCCCGTCCTCCCCCTCGCCTTCCACGACATCGAGGCGGCGTTCGACGGGCGCATGGATGGGCCGAGCCCGCGCCACCTGGGCGTCTTCCTGGACGTCCTCGGCCTCCGCCCGGGGCGCCTGCTCATCCACTGCACCCAGGGGCTCTCGCGCTCCCCTGCCCTCGCCCTCGTCGCCGCCGTCGCCCTGACCCCGGAGGACGCCTGCCGGCGGATGAGCGCGGCCCACCCCAAGGCGGCGCCCAACCGCCGGGTGCTCGCCCTCGGCGGCGCAGCCCTCGGGGTCGGGACCGCCCTGGTGGCCGCCGCCTCCCCAGTCTTCGCCCAGCCCCGGGCCCGGTACGGCGCGGTCGGCCTCCCCGCCGGCTTCCGCCTCCCCTTCCCAGGCCTCCCGGGGGGAGAGCCCGCCGCCCCCGCCCCGCTCCCCGCGCTCGCGTCGTAGGAGCGTCGCTGGCGGGCGTCCGCCTCCGCCCGGTACCTCCCCCTGTCGGGAAGGCCCTGACGACCGCCACGGGCTCGCTGGCTCGGCTGGTGGGGTGGCTGGCGAGTCTGGCCGAAGGGCTTAGGGACCGTCTGGCTGGTACAGGAAGTTGCGGGTCCCAGGCTCGCGCTCTTGGCGCGTTTTCGGGATTTTTCGATCCCGGCTTTACTGCATGAAATGGCTGTCCAAATGGCTGAAGACTCAAAGCCGTCAGATGCCGGGATGATCCCGCTGGAGCAGGCCGCGCGGCTGCTTCTGTTGAGCACGATGAGGCTCCGGCAGCTCGCCAAAGAGGGCTGGTTCCCGCCTCCGGTGCGGGGGAAAGTCTCGTTGATCCTGACAGTCCAGGGCTACATCAAATTCCTCCGGGACGAGGACCGCCGCAGCTCCAAGACCGCCGCCGAAAGCGGCCTCAAGCAGGCCCGGCAGCGTGAGGTCGAGCTGCGGATCGCCAAGGACGAGGGCGAGCTGATCCCGCTCCTCGACGTGATGGGCGTCATGGACGAGTTCACCGGGGCGGTGGTGACGGCGCTCAAGAACATGCCGAGCCGGTTCTCCCGGGACATCGCGCAGCGGGAACGGCTCCAGCCCCACGTCGACGAGGTGCTGACCCTGGTCGCGGACAAGATGCAGGCAGCGGCCGGGGAAGCGCGCGCGTTGCGCGGGTAGCCGGCGCTGCTCCCTCCCTCGCAAGGTCGGCGCGCTCCGCGCGCGCCGGCCCGTGGCACCCTGATGGCAGACAGTGACCAGCCCGCCGCGGCGCCGACCTGGTGGGCGCACGCGCGAAAGAACCTTCCTGCGCTTCTGGAGCGGATCGCCCTCTTCGTCCGCCCGACCCCCCGGCTGACCCCGGACGCCTGGGGCGCGCAGAACAGGGCGTATCCCGCCAGCTCGGGCCATCCCGGCCCCCGCGACCCGTACTTGACGCCCTACGCGGTCCCGATCGGCCGGGCGATTGCGGAGCGCCGCGCCCGCCGGGTGGTCGGCGTCATGGGCGCCCAGAGCGGCAAGTCCGAGACGCTGCTGGACGTGATCGGGCACCGGCTCGACCAGGATCCGGCCCCGATCCTCTACGTCGGCCCGAACCGGCAGTTTCTGACGGAGCAGCTTGAGCCGCGGATCATGCGGCTGCTGGACGAGGCCCCGACGCTCGCCAACAAGGTCAGCCGCGGCAAGCGGATGACGAAGACGAGGAAGGTCATCGGCGGCGTCCCGCTGCGCCTCGCGCACGCGGGCTCCTCGACGGCCCTGAAGGCCGACCCGGCCTCGCTCGCGGTCACGGACGAGGCGGACGAGATGTTGGCGAACGTGCGCGGCCAGGGCGACCCCTTCGGCCTGATCGACGCCCGCGGCGACACCTACGCGGACTTCGTGCACGCGATCGTCTCGACGCCCTCGCGCGGCCCCAAGGAGGCGGAGATCGACCCCGTCTCGGGTCTCGAATTCTGGAAGGTGATGCCGGCCGACGACTTCGAGTCGAAGGTCTGGCGCCTCTTTCAGGCGGGCACGCGGTATCACTGGACGTGGCGGTGCCCGGAGTGTCAGGAGCGCTTCATCCCCCGCTTCTCGTGCCTCGGCTACGAGGGCAAGGGCGACGAGCGGCACACGACGCCGGCCCGGGCCCGCGAGACGGCGCACATCGTCTGCCCCCGCAACGGCTGCATCCTGACCGAGGCGGACAAGCCGGACATGAACGCCTCGGGCGTCTACGTCGCGCCCGGGCAGGCGATCGCGGCGGACGGGACGGTGACGGGCGAGCCGCCCGCCAGCGACACGATCAGCTTCTGGGTATCCGGCCTCTGCTCGCCCTTCCGCTCTCTCGGGGACCGCGCCGCGGCCTACGTCGAGGCGGTCCAGGGCGGGGACAGCGCCAACATCCAGACGGTCGTCAACGCCGGCTTCGGGGAATGCTACAACGAAGCGCCCCTGAACGCCCCCAAGATCGAGTCGATCAAGGCGAAGATCGTCCCGTATCGCCTGGGCGACGTGCCGCGCGAAGTCATGCGCCTTACCGCCGGGGTCGACGTCCAGAAGCGGTCGATCTTCTACGTCGTCCGCGGCTGGGGCGCGCGCGGCGCCTCCTGGCTGCTCCAGGCGGAGGAGCTGCAGGGGCTCACGGACGGCGAGGACGTCTGGGACGACCTCGCGGACGCGCTCACCTCCCCCTACGGCGGCCTGAGGGTCGAGAAAGCCTTCATCGACTCGGGCTTCCGGCCGGACAAGCCGGATGCCGGGGACGTCCACCGGGTCTACGCCTTCGCCCGCCGCTACGACTGGCTGGTCGTGCCGACCAAGGGCATGCCGACCCGGGCGCAGCCGATGACGATCCGCAAGCACGAAGTCGACACGAAGGGGAAGGCGGCGCGGTTCTCGGTCGATCTGGCGACCCTCGACTCGGACTACTTCAAGTCGCTGGTGTCGAGCCGGATCCAGACGCCGGTCGGACGCCCGGGCTCCTTCCACCTCCCGCTCGACATCTCCGAGCGCTACTGCCGGCACCTGATCTCGGAGGTCCGCGAGATCGTCGCCGGCAAGCCGGTCTGGACCCAGGTCAGCCGCGACAACCACTGGCTCGACTCCGAGGCATTGGCGGCGGCGGCTGGCTACCTACTCAACGTCCTGCGCATCCCCGATGGGGTGATGCGCGATTGGGACGAGACGGCGCCCCCGCCGCTCCCGGCGGTGGGGGACGACGTCCCGCCCGCCGCGGCCCCGCTCCAGGCGGCGAAGGCGGCGGTGGCCCAAAAATCCCTCCGGGACAGCCTCTCGTCTCGCATGGCGGCCCGCGCGGCCGGCTTCAATCGGAGATAGCCCATGTCGATCGTACCCCGGATCAAGCAGGGCGGCGTTCTGCCCGCGACGTCCGGGGATCGCCCTCGGCCGAAAGCATCGAGCGGCTGGTGGCCCGGCTACATGCGCGGGGAGGCGTCCCCGGTGTTTCGCGGCTGGAACCCGATGCCGCGGGATCCGGCCGACACCGTCCGGTCCGCCTGGACCCGGGCGGCCGGGCGCGCGCTTGACATCATCCACAACTCGGGCTGGATCTCGGGCGCCATCGACCAAGCGGTCGCGAACACGGTCGGGGTCGGCCTGCGCCCTCGCCTGACCCTCGACGCCGAGGTCATGGGCTGGGACGAGGATCAGGCCACCGACTGGTGCGCGCGCGCCGAGGCCCGGTTCCTTAACCTCTGGGCCACGAACTCCTACGAGTGCGACATCGAGGGGCGGCGCACCTTCGCGCAGATGCAGGCCGCGGCCTTCCGCTCCTGGTTCGGCCCGGGGGAGATCGTCAGCGAGTGTGCCTGGAAGCGGCGCCCCGGCGGCGCATACGGCTCGAAGGTCCGGCTGATCCCGGCGCACCGGCTCTCGCAGCGCACGGCCTATCCGCGCCTCGTCCAGGGCGTCCAGATGGACGAAGACTGGATGCCGACGAGCTACTGGTTCTGGCGGCGCAATACCCCGACCGGGACCGAGCAGGAGATCGAGGTCGAGGCCCGGGACCGCTATGGGCGCCCCCGGATCGTCCACGTCTTCGACGGCGTGCCCGGGCAGTATCGGGGCATCTCGCCCCTGGTGGCGGCGCTCGCGACCGCCCGGCGCTTCGACCAGCTCACCGAGAGCAAGCTGACCGCGAACCTGATCCAGGCGGTCTTCGCCGCGACGATCAAGAGCGACGAGCCGACCGAGGAGATCCTGAAGGGGCTGCTGACCCCTCAGGAGCAGGCCCGGATGGCGAGCGACGGCATGAGCGCCTTCGACGCCTGGGCGGCGATGAACGAGGGCTGGTACAAGAGCACCAACATCGACCTCGGGATCAACGGGCGCTTTGCTCACCTCTTCCCGGGTCAGGAGCTGGAATTCCACTCGACCTCGCAGAGCAGCGCGGACTTCAAGGACTTGGCGCTGTTCCTTCTGCGCGAGATCCTGCGCTGCCTCGGCCTGACCTACGAGAGCGGCACCGGCGACTATTCCGGCGCGACCTACTCGTCGGTCCGTATGGCGACGAGCGAGATCTTCCAGATCACGCTCTACCGGCGCGAGAACATCGTCGGGCCCTTCTCGACGCCGCACTTCCTGGCGTGGCTGGAGGAGGACATCGAGCGCGGCGGCACGCCGTTCCCGGACGGGGTCGCCGGCTTCCTCGCCAAGCGCCCCGCCCTGACGCTGCGGTGGACTGGCACGCCCAAGCCCGAGGCGGACAACCTGAAGACCGCCAAGACGTGGCAGACCTACCGGGACATGGGCGTCGCGACCGACGAGGCGATCTGCGCCGACCAGGGGCTCGGGGACGTCCACGACGTCTACAAGCAGCGCGCCCGTGAGATGCGCCTGCGCGCGAAGTACGGGCTCCCGGAGAACGGGCCGGCGCCGACGCCCGACCCGGTGGCCGACAAGCTGGTCGTGCAGGAGGACAACTAGCCGTGGCCGACATCACGACCGTGGACCCGACCGATTCTTGTGCGGTCGCGGCGGCGCTGAGCACCGCCTACCTCGCCCTGGTCGCCGGCCAGCAGGAGCTTCGCATCCGCTTCCGCGAGGGAGACGTCGAAGAAGACGTCTGGTTCTCGCAAGCGAACCTTCAGACGCTCCGCATGGAGATGCTGCGCCAGCAGCAGCTTTGTGCGGCGAAGACTTCCGGCCGCTCGCCGCGCTTCTGCGCGACCGCGGGCTGATCGCGAGGCATCATGCACTATCACCGCATCGCCGGCCGGTTCTACAACCGGCCGCTTCTCGTCGCGCCCGCGACCGCCGAGACGATCTCGGCCTTCCTCCTCTCGCGCATGTCCGCCGGCCCGGCCGCGGGCGGCAACGTCGGCGGGATCGAGCACGACGCGGGCGAGAGCCTGCAGATCTTCCGCGGGCACGAGCGCGCGGACGGCTCGGTCGAGGTCCACACCCCGCGCGCCAGCCGCTTCTACGGCGATTACCCCCTGGCCGAGGATGGTTCGAAGCGCCCGCTCCCCTTCCGCCGGACCGCCGAGGGCGTCGCCATCCTCACCCTCGTGGGCGAGTGGGTGAACCGGGGCGGCTGGGTCGGCGCGTCCTCGGGGCTCATCTCCTACGAGGGCTTCGCCTACCAGATGCGGATGGCCGCCGCGGACCCGCGGACGAAGGCGATCCTGCTCGACCTGGAGAGCCCCGGCGGCGAGGCGGTCGGCGCCTTCGAGGCGGCCGAGCTCGTCCGGCAAGTGGCGTCCCAGAAGTCCGTGACCGCGCTCGTCAACGGCATGGCCTCCTCGGCTGCCTACGCGATCGCCTCCGGCGCCAGCCGGATCGTCTCGATCCCGACCGGCCTCGCCGGCTCGATCGGCGTCGTCCTGATGCACCTCGACATCAGCGAGTACCTGCGGGCCGAGGGGATGAAGCCGACCCTGATCTTCGCGGGCGACCACAAGGTCGACTGGAACCCCTTCGAACCCTTGCCCGACGCGGTCCGCGCCGACCTCCAGAAGGAGGTTGAAGGCTTCTACGCGAAGTTCGTCACGACGGTCGCGGCCGGGCGGCCGGGCCTCAGCGAGCAGGCGATCCGGGACACCGAGGCCCGCACCTTCATGGGCGAGGAGGCCATCAAGGCGGGCCTCGTCGATGCGATCGGCACCTTCGACGCGGTGCTGGCCGACCTTTCCGCCGCGCCCGCAGCCGGGCGCTCCTTCCCGTCGCGACCCACTGGAGCTTCCATGTCCGACAACACCCCCACGCCCGGCGCCTCTGCGGGCTTCACCCAGTCCGATCTCGACACCGCCCGCGCCGAGAGCTTCGCGGCCGGCAAGGCCGAGGGCCTGACCGAGGGCACCAAGGCCGGTGCCAGTACCGAGCGGGAGCGCATCGGCGCGATCCTCGGCAGCGACGAGGCCAAGGGCCGCGAGGCGAGCGCCCGCCACCTGGCGCTCTCCACCGACCTGTCGCTGGACGCGGCCAAGGGCGTCCTCTCGGGGCTCCAGGCTGCGGCCCCGGCGGGCCCCAGCCTCGACGCCCGGATGGCCGGGCGCGCCGACCTGAACCTCGACCCCGACACGCCCCCGGCCGCTCAGACGGACCCCAAGGCGGACGCCGCGGCGTCCTGGGACGAGATCGTGGCCGGGATGAACGCGCGCCTGCCGGCAGCGGCCCGCATCCCGGGCGTCCGCTAACCCCTCACCCCGCCCCTCACTCTCATCGGAAGGTCCGCACCAATGGCCTACACCCAGACCGAGACCCCCGCTTCGCTGACCTTCCTGGTCAGCGAGAGCGAGGGCCCGTTCCAGACCCGCGACGCCGTGAAGGTCCCGGTCAACACCGCGCTCCTGCCCGGGACCGTCCTCGGCGCCTACACGGTCGGTGCCCAGGCGACCGCCGCCGCCGCGGCCGATGCCGGCAACACCGGAAACGGCACGATCGCGATGGACGGCACGACGCCCGTCCTGGCCTCCGCGATCGACGGCGACTACCGGATCGTCTTCCTGACCGCGACCACCTTCGAGGTCATCAACCCGAAGGGGAAGAACATCGGCAAGGGCGCGACCGGCGCGGCGTTTTCCAAGGACATCAAGTTCACGATCACGGCCGGCGGCACCGCCTACGTGGCCGGCGACGCCCTCACCGTCTCGGTCGGAGTCGAGAGCAGCACCAGCGACCGCCGCTTCGTGCCCCTGAACCTCTCGGCCACGGACGGCAGCCAGAACGTCACCGGCATCGCGGGTTACCGCGTCATCTCCAACGCGGCCGACGAGCAGGTGACGACCGCGATCACCTCCGGCCCCGCCGAGGTCCGCGGAGTCGACCTGATCTGGCCTGCCGGCATCACCGCGGCCCAGAAGGCCGAGGGCATCGAGCAGCTTCGCCGCCTGAACATCAAGGTCCGCTGATCCCGGGCGCCGGCCTCCGGGCCGGCGCGCCTTCCACCCTCCGCAAAAGTCCACCCTCCCCCGTAGCCCCATGGGCGCGCGCAGCAGCGGCGCCCTTTTTGTTTGAAGGGCACTGCTCTCATGCTGACCATGGACGTCTTCCGCGGCGATGCGTTCTCCGCCGTGTCCCTCACCGCCGCCGTCGACCGGATGGGCTACGTCCCCGGCTTCCTCGGCAGCATCCCGGGCCTGATGGTGGACACCCCGATCCGCACGACGGACGTGTGGATCGAGGAGCGTCTGAACGCCCCTGCGCTCATCCAGACCAGCCCGCGCGGCGCGCCGCCGGCCCAGAAGGGCGGCGACCGCCGCAAGGCCCGGTCGTTCCGCACCGTGCGTCTGGCCGACTCCAGCCGGATCTACGCGGACGAGCTTCAGAACATCCGCGCCTACGGCAGCGAGACTGAGTTGAAGCAGCTCCAGGGCGAGGTCGCCCGCCGTCAGCTCAAGATAAAGCAGGACTTCGACCTGACGCACGAGCACATGCGCCTGGGCGTGATCCAGGGGCTCGTCGTGGACGCGGACGGCTCGACCATCACCGACTGGTACGACGAGCTGGGGCAGAGCCAGGACGCGCCGTTCGCGTTCCAGTTCGGGTCCGGCGCGGAGGACGGTGCGTTCCTGGAGCAGTGCAACAAGGTGAACCGCCAAGTCCTGCGCCGCCTTCAGGGCGTCGGCGGGACGAACGTTATCGTCCACGCGGTCGTGGACGATAACTGGTGGGACGCCATGACCAAGCTCCCGGAGGTCCGCGAGACGTACAAGTACGCGATGCAGGCCCTGCAGTTGCAGAACGACTTCATGAAGGCGTTCAGCAGCTTCAAGTACGGCAACATCATGTGGCACAACTACCGCGGCACGGACGATAGCTCGACCGTGGCGGTACCGGACATGACCGCGAAGTTCTTCCCGGTTGGCGCCGGCATCTTCCAGCGGGCACTCGCCCCGGCCGAGAAATTCGAGTTCGTGAACACGCTCGGTCAGGCCGAATACTCGTGGATGGTGCCCGATCTGGAGCGCGACACCTACTTCGATCTGGAGATGTACAGCTATCCCCTGTACGTCTGCACGATGCCGCAGGCGCTCCAGCGCGGCGTCGCGGCGTAAGGATCGCCGCCATGTCGCTCGCCGCACGGCGTCGCGCCCGCGTGGCGGCCGCCGTGGACCGGCAGTGGGGGGAGGCCGTGCGCCTCACCCCGCGGGCCGAGAACCAGTACACCGGCCCGGGGCCCGACCCGGACCGGGGGACGCCGGTCGAGGTCATCGGCCGCTACACTCGCCGCTCGCAGATCGATGACGACCGCGGCGCGGCCCACGGCATCGGCGCCCGCTTCCAAGGCGTGATCCGGGTCGCCGGAGCGGAGACCTGCGTCGTGATCGGGACGGAGCAGGCGGCCCTGATCCCCTGGACCGTCCGCAAGGGCGACCTCGTGGAGCTGCTGGAGCGCGGCGGCGCGGCCTACGCGGTCGCTGTCTCCCGCGCCAACGACGCGGGGGGCCTGCTCCTGATGCTGACCGCGGAGAGGGCCCCGTGAGCCTCGTCTGCCTCGCCCTGCGCCTCTGCCTCGTCAAGGCGCTGTCCGGGCGTACCCTGGCCGAGAACCGGGTCTTCGACTCGCTGATCGTCCCCTGGGATCAGGTCGCCCAGGAAACCGGCCCGCAGCCGGTCCTGATCGTCTCCACCGACCAGGACGACGCGGAGCCGGACAAGGAGTCCTCGCGCGCCATGACGCGCGACCTCGACGTGGTGATCGAGATGACCCTCGCCGGTCAGGTCCAGGTCCGGGCCGGGGAGTTCGAGGTCGAGATCCCGCACACGGACGCGGGCCTGGAGGCGACTCTCGACGTGATGGCGTGGCAGGTCGAGCAGGCGCTCAAGGACCCGACCGACCCCTGGGCCGAGATGTTCCGGGTCTTCCGCGGCCCGCCCCGGCCCAAGCGGCTGACCAGCCGGCGCGGCGGGTCGGCCGAGCGCGGCGTGAAGTACGCCGTCCGGCAGAACATCGTCACCATCGACCCCATGCAGGAGCCGGAGCGCGGCGCGGACGCGATCCCGGAGCCCTGGGACGCCTTCGTGGCCCTGCTGCGCACGGACCCCGCGCTCGCGCGCTACGGGGACCTCCTGGAGTCCCTGCTGACCGGCTCGACCCTGCTGCCCTGGCAGCGGGCCCAGGCGCTCCTTCAGCAGACCCGCGGGGTGATGAGCGGGGTCGGCCTGGGCGCCGTCCCGGGCGCCGAGGCCGAGCCGCCGGCGAGCCAGATCACGATCGAGACCGTGCGCGGCGACCTCGTCGAGGTGGCCGGCCAGGAGTCCCCGATCCCATGAGCCTCGAAGCCGCCATTAGGGATCTTCTCGACGCGCACTTGGAGCTGCGCCGCGAGCACGAGGCGCTGAAGACTCGGGTCGCCAACCTGATCCGCCCCGGCAAGGTCAGCGACAGCGAGCACGGCAAGGGGGTCAGGGTCGAGCTGGACGGCGGCTCGGACGGGCAGCCGCACAAGTCGACGTGGCTCCAGAACCTCGACGCGACGGGCGTCACCTCCTACCGCGCCAAGGTCGGCGAGCAGGGCTGGGTGCTCTCGCCCAACGGCGACCAGGAGCAGGGCGCCTTCGTACCCTTCGCCCATTCCAAGGACAGGCCGGACCCCGCACCGGACGCGGACACGACGGTCCTGTTCAACCGAGATGACGTGAACATCTCGATCAAGAACGGGACCATTCACATTACGGCGAAGGCCAAGGTGACTTGGGACGTCAACGGCAAGACCTACAGCTTCGATGGAAGCGAGCACGTCTTCCAGGGCGCCAAGGTCAAACACGACGACAAGAATATCGGCAAGGACCATCGCCACGGTGGAGTGGTCGCGGGAAGCCAGACCACCGACGTTCCGCAAGCCTGACCGCCAGGAGAGCCCGCATGACCTCGACCCTCTACCGCGTCACCGACGCCGCGCCCGCGCACCTGCTCGGCCGGCGCGTCGAGCCCGGCGATCTGGTGCGCGCGCGCCCGGCCGCCGTCGCCTACGAGGTCGATCTCGGCCACCTCGTCGCGACCACCGTCGAGGCCGAGGCGCAGCCGATCGCCGGCCTCTCGGAGGCCGAGCGGGCGGCGCTGCCGCCGCTGGATCCGGTCGCCGCCGATGAGACCCCGGCGCCAGCGCGCTTGCGCGCGGAGCCGGCCGCGTTCTCGTTCCGCGCGGGCGCCGACCAGGGGCCGGCCCCCGCAGCCCCGAGCGCCGAGGGCTGACCGATGGCCTCCTGCGGGCTCGACCGCTGGACGGGCGAGCCCTCGCGGGACCTCGCCCACGTCGCCCAGGCGGTCCAGACGATCTTCTCGACCCGCCTGGGCGAGCGGGTCATGCACCGCTGGTTCGGCGGCGGTCTGACCGAGCTGCTGGGGCGGCGCATCACGCCGACCCTGCTGTCGGCCTACCGTATGCTGCTGGTCCTGGCGATCTCGACCTGGGAGCCGCGGCTGAAGGTCGTGCGGATCTCGGCCACCGGCAACACGGTCAACGCCGTCGAGCTGGGCCAGCTCAAGTTCTCGGTCATCTGCTACTACCGCCCGCGCGGTCATCTCGGAGACTATACAGTCGAGGGAGGACCGCGCGCCCTCGACATCTACGCGGTCAACGGCTCTCTGGCCGTAGAGCTGCCGCGCGTCGCCTGATCGTCTAACCCCCGGAGCCGCGCGTGACCCGCTTTACGGACATCGACCTCTCGCGCCTGCCCCCGTTGCCGGCGCTGCCGACCTTCGACGCGATCTATGCGGCCCGGATGGCCGACGTGGCCGCCCGCCTCAACAAGGCGGGCATCCCCTACGACGTCGGGGCGCTCGCGACCGACACGGTCGCGATCCTCCAGGAGACGGGCGCCTATCGCGAGACGCTGGTCTACACGGCCTACGACGACGCGACCCGCGCCGTCCTGCTCGCGACCTCCTGGGGGCCCTACCTCGACCACCTCGGCGCGACGCAGACCCCCGCGGTTGCCCGCCTGCCGCTGGTCGCCAACCCTCGGACCTACGTCTTCGAGACTGACGCGGCGGCGGACTGGGAGTCCGACGACGACTTCCGGGCCCGGATCCAGCTCGCGCCCGAAAGCCTCTCCGGCGCCGGCCCGGAGGGCGCCTACATCTCGTTCGCCCTCGGGGTCGCCGGGGTCAAGGCGGCGGCGGCCTACGGGCCCATGAGCTACGGCGGCACGCCCGAGGCGCCCTTCGCGCCCCTCGGGCACGTTCACGTCCCGATCGTCGCGAACACGGGCGACGGGACCGCCGCCGACGACCTGATCGCGACCGTCCAGGCCGCGCTGCGGGCGGAGGACCGCCGCCCGCTCGCGGACTTCGTGACCGTCTCCAGCGCGAACATCATCCCGTACCGGATCGAGGCGGTCCTCTACGTCGGCGGCGGCGCGGACCGCGGCGTGGTTCAGGCCGAGGCCGCGAAGCGGTTCGCGGCCCAGGCCAAGCGCCAGCACCGCCCTGGGGCGGCGCAGCTCCTCCAGATGCTCTACGGGGCCGCCTACGTGCCCGACGCCTCCGGGGCCATCCTGGTCGAGCAGGTGGACCTGATCTCGCCGCTGGCCGACGTGAACGGCAACCCGATCAGCCCGGACACGCCCGACCCTGCCTACTGCGCCCCCTACTGCACGGACGTCGCCGTGACGGTGGAGGTGGTCGGTGACTGATCCGGTCAAGCGGCCGAACCTCCTGCCGAGCAACGCGACCCCGCGGGAGCGGGCCCACGCCGATACGGACGGGCGCCTGGACGACCGCGCCGCCGAGGCCGCGCAGATCGTTGCCCTGAAGGACCCGGACAACACTCCAGAGGCGATCGAGCCCTACGTCGCCTGGGAGAAGTCGGTCGACGTCTGGGACCCGCCTTGGCTGGCCCCGATCCGGCGCGCGGCGATCAAGGCCGCACCGGAGGTCCACGCCTACAAGGGCACGCCCCGGGCGATGAGGATCGCCCTCTCGGCCTTCGGGATCGACGCCGAGATCGTGGAGTGGTGGCAGACCAGCCCCCCGGGCCGCCCCTACACCTTCAAGCTGACCGCCCACGTCCACTCGCGGCTCTACGAGGGCGGGGAGCTGATCGACCCCCGGACCGTCAAGGTGGTCTTCGGGACGGTGATGCGGGTCAAGCCGGTGTCCCGCGCCTTCGACCTCGTTCTGGCCGCCGGCCTGGACTCGCGGCTCGGCGCCGCCGCCGTCGCGGTCGCGCGCTCCCGGGTCCGAGTCGCCGCCTACGCCGACAACCTGGAGCGCTGCACCGCCACGATCGGCGCCGTGGGCGTCCTCGTCGCCCGCTCCGTCCTCCGCCTCTCGCTGGTGAGCTCCGATGTCTGACCCTCTTGTCCTCACCCTCACGCGGCCCGGTCTGGCGGCGTGCGTGCGCGCGCAGGGCGACGGCCTCCAGGCCGTCGTGGACCGCGTCGCGGTCGGCCGCGGCGTGCCGTCCGGCATCTCCTACGTGGGGTATACGCCCAGTAAGGATGCGACGGCGCTCCAGACCGAGGTGATCCGGGTCCCGGTGATCTCCGGCGCCAAGCTCGGCGCCCCCGGCCAGGCGCGCTTCCGGGTCCTGGCCGAGGTCCCGAAAACGTCGAGCCCCTCCGAGTACGCGATCCGGGAGGTCGGGTTCTTCCTGAGCGACGGCACGCTGCTCGCGCTCTGGTCGGATCCGACGCCGGGGTTCGTGCTGGCCTCGAAGACCGCGCTCGCGGACGTCGCCTTTTCGATGGATCTCGTCCTCGACCAGATCCCCACCAACGCGCTCACGCTGGCCGTCCTGGAGCCCGAGATCCCCGAGTGGGCCGCGGCGATCGCCGAGCTGCTGGGCGCCGAGGCCGGGTCCTGGCGCGACAGCATGCGCTTCGTCCTGCGGCGCGACTTCAACCTCTGATCCGAAGGAACTCCGCACATGACGACGGTAGTTGACGCCCTGACCGATTCGACGACCGCGCTCAACGCCGCGCTCGCGCAGTGGCAGACGCTCTACAATCAGGTCGTGGCCCAGGGCGCGACCAACGTGACCAACATCACAAACATCATCAACAATTTTCAGAACCGCCCGCGGTCGCTTCAGATCTTCGTTGACCCGTCGAACGGGTCCGATACGACCGGGTCCGGCGCACTGCAAGCGCCCTACCGTAGCCTCGACAAGGCGATCGAGAACCTTTACCTGGACGGCAAGACCGAAATCATCTGCCTCGGCGATGTGCAGCTCAATTATTACCGCGCACTGTACTCGGACATCACCATCGTCGGCGCGACCCTGGACACGCCCGACAACTCGACCCCCTACGCGTCGGCTCAGCGCCAGTTGACCTTCCGCAACGAGGCGCTGAACTCGCCGCTGCCGTTCTACGGCCGGGTTCCGGGCGGGTTCATCGCCGGCACGGCCAATATCACCTTCGGCTACCTGGACATCATGCTGCCGAACCCGTCATCGGACGTGACGTTCCCGTACTGCATCCAGACCTCCGGGCAGATCAACGCGAACAACGTCACCATCGCGGCCCCGTCCGGAAGTCTTGCCACGCTGATCCGCACCGAAGCGGGCTTCCACTCCTCGTTCTACTTCAGCGGGTCGCTCGGCGCGAACGCCGCGGGCCGGGTCTTTTCCGGCGTGGCGGCCGGCGCCAACCCGAACAACTACAGCGTTTACACGTCGAGCCTCACGGCGGCGTAAGCCCCCGCCCTCGCCCTCCGACAGGATCCCGCGCTCATGCCGCAGACCTCCGCCGATGTCCTCGCCGCGCTCAGTCTCGATCACGGGGCCGAGAGCTTCCGCGACGCACCCGTCGCCTTTCTGCGCGCCCGCGGCGTGCCCGACGCCGTGATCGTCCCGGCCGTGCGCGCCAAGCTCGCCGCGCTGGTCGACGCCAAGGCGGAGGCCCTGCGGCTCGCCCTGGTCACGCCCGGCGCCGGGCAGGCCATGGAATATCAGGAGACGCTGGCCCAGGCCCGCGCGGCGCTCGCCATGTCCGGGACTCCCGTCCCGGGCGACTACCCGCTCCTGGCCGCCACGGTCGGCCTCGACGTCGACCCGCAGACCGGCGCGCCAGCCTCGGACGTCAAGGGCGTCGCCCGCGCGGTCGTCGCCGCGGCCGCGGCCTGGATCGCGGCCGCGGCCGCGATCCGGGGCGCCCGCCTGACCGCGAAGGCCGCGATCGCCGCGGCGGCGACACCCGAGGCGGCGGTGGCCGCCTTCGAGGCGGCGAGCTGGCCCGCCCTCTGAGCCTCCCCCTGCCCGGGTGATCCGGGCGCCCCTCCCACCCCGCACGCCGCCTCCATGGCGGCGTTTCTGTTTGGAGCACGCCCGTGACCGCACCCACCCTCGGCTACATCGCGACCCGGCCGGACGACGATCCGATCGTCGTCGCGGGGACCGACTTCTCGAAGGTCGGCATCCTCTCGACCTCGGCGGACGCCGACGCCGATGTCTTCCCGCTCAACACGCCCATCCGCTTCAGCAGCACGGACCCCGCGTACCTCTCGAAGATCGGGACCGGCTACCTCGCTGACGCCCTTCAGCTGCTCAACGCGCAGCTGAAGGGGCTCGCCGCCGACGTGATCGTGGTCCGCGTGGCCGAGGGCGCCAGCTCCGACCCGACGACCAAGCTCTCCCAGACGCTCGCGAACTGCGTCGGCAGCGCTGGCAGCAACACCGGCCTCTACGCCTTCCTGACCGCCGCCGAGGTGGTCAAGGCGGTCCCGCGGCTGATCATCGTCCCGGGCTACACCGCCCAGCAGCCGGACGGCACGGGCGTCGCCAACCCGGTCATGGCGGCGATCGGGCCGGTGCTCGACACCCTCCGGGCGTTCATGCCCTACGACGTCGCCCCGGGCTCCGCGGACGCGGCGATCGCCGGGCGCGAAACCATGTCGTCCATGCGGATGATGCCGGTGGGCGTGGCGGTCCGCGCGTACAAGACCGTGAGCAACGTCACGACCCTGACCACGATGCCGGCGAGCCCGATCGTGGCGGGCCTGTTCGTGCGCCAGGACAACAACCTGGGCGGCAAGCCCTTCGACACGATCTGCAACCAGCCGGTCTACGGCATCGCCGACGTCAGCCGCCCGATCGCGTTCAGCCTCATCGACGGCTCGACCGAGGGCCAGACGATGCTGGCCTCCGACGTCTCGATCATCGTCTCGGGCCAGTCCGCGAACGTCGATGCCATCGCGGAAGGCGGCTTCGTCTTCCTCGGCTGGGAGACGTGCGACATCAGCGAGAACTGGCGGCAGGCCCATCAGGTCCGCGGCCAGGACTATATCGATGTCGAGGAGCAGAAGATCACTCGCAAGTACCTCGGCAAGCGCATCACCCCGCGCGTGGTCGAGAGCTGGCTGAAGTCCCTCGACTTCGCCATGCTCGACCACGTCAAGGCGGATCCGCCGGACATCCTCGGGTACAAGATCGTGTTCTCGAAGGATCTTAACTCGGCCAATCAGGTCGAGCTGGGGATGCTTCACATCCAGAGCTATATCCAGCAGGCGCCGATCTTCCTCGTCGCGCAGAACGACGTGCGGAAGTACCGCCCAGCGCTGGACGCCCTGGTGGCGACCGTCATCGCCAATACCGGGAACCTGACCGCCACGGTCTGACCCCAGCAACCCGCGCCGCGGCCCGGCGCGGGTCCCCGCCCCCCTCTCGACAGAAGGATAGCCCGCCGTGGCCCAGGACATTCTCATCATGGAGGAGGTCGACGTTCGTCGTGCGGACGACAGCGACGACACCCGCGTCTTCACGATCAACAAGATGGCGCTGCCCGGGATCAAGCGCAAAACCTCCGAGCACACCCCGGGCGGTGGTACCGGCACGGTCAACTTCGCGCTACCGATGATCGACGCGCTGGAGCCGAAGTTCTCGGTGAAGGGCGTCGACCTGGACGTGCTGAGGAAATTCGGCTTCTCGGCCGGCACGAACGACAAGTGGACGTACGCCTCGACGCTCCGCAACAAGAAGACCAATCGTCTTCTGCCGGTCCGCGCCACGATCCAGGGCGTCGTCTGCGAGTGGTCGCCGGGTGAGCACACCCCGGGCGAGCTGATCGACTGCGATCACTCGCTGATGGAAGTGACTTACTATGAGCTGGTCGTGAACAACGAGCAGATCTTCAAGTGGTCGTTCTACACCCGCGAGTGGATCCACGGCGGGACGGACGTGTTCGCCGAGTACCGCGCGGCCCTCGGCGTCTGATCGGGCGGGCGGCGCCTCCGGGGCGCCGCCCGCCTCAACGGAACAGGTGGACCAGATGGAAAGCTTCGAGACGCTCGTCCGCGACTACGAGCCGGCCGGCAAGGCCGCGCCCGCGCCCCAGGCAGCCCCGCAGGCAGCCGTTTCGGCCCCGGAGGCGGGGAAGGGCCGGCGCCGGGGCAAACGCCCGCTGGCGGTCAAACCTCGGGCCGCGGAGCCCGCCCCGCCCCCGGCGGAGCCGGATGAGGAGCCGGTGTTCGTGGGCGGCAAGCCCCGCTCGGCCGAGTTCCCGCTGGAGTGCCCGATCGCCTACCAGGGCCGGGTCTACGACACCGTGGTCCTGCGCCGCCCGACCGCGGCGGAGGTCGCGGCGTTCTTCGACGCCCTGGCCGAGAGCGGCTTCCGGGGCTTCCCGGTGTTCTACACCCCGGACGGAACACCGATCCCCTACAAGGTGATCGAGCGCCTGGACCCGGACGACGACGACAGGATCGGCGCGCGGATCATGGATTTTTTGCCGCGCCGGATGCTGCCGCCCGCCGTGACCGACGGCAGCGAGTCGACCCCCGCCTCTGGCGAGACTACCGGGCCGACATCCTCCGCGTGATCGGCGGGACGCGCGCCGAATTGGACGCGCTGCCTTGGGACGACTTCGTCCGCGAGTGGCGCTGCGCCCAGCGCATGGCGCGCCTATAGCATGAGAGAGCCCCCAGATGGCCAGCAAGACCGCCTCGCTCATCATCCGCTTGACCGATCAGGTCACGGGTCCGGCCGGGCAGGCGTCGAAGGCGCTCCAGGGGCTCTCCAAGGCCGGCGACGGCCTCAACAAGCTGAAGAACGCGGCCTCGGGCCTGGACGAGCTGGGCGGCAAGCTCCGGCGCGCTAAGGGCGAGGTCGAGCGCGCGTCGCGGGAGCTGGCCGCGGCCGAGAGGAAGGTCGCCTTCTTCGCGCGCTCCAAGGCGTCGGGCAGCTCGAACTACGCGGCCTTCAAGGCCAGCGGCGAGGTCGACGCGGCCCAGGCGCGGCTGCGCGCCGCGAAGGCGCAGTTCGCGGCCTCCCAGCGCACCCTCGAAGGGCTCAAGACCACCTTCGACGGCCAGAAGGCCGTGGTCCGCGGGCTCACCGCCACCCTGGCCTCCGCGGCCGGGGGGCTGAAGCAGGTCACGTCGGCCGAGGGCGCGATCGCCGGCGCGACCAACGGCGCCAACGCGGCGCTGCGGACGCAGGGCAACCTGTTCTCGACCATCTCCCAGCGCGCGGCCAGCGCCGCCAAGGCGTACAGGGACGTCGCGGCCGGGATGGCCGCGGCCGGGCGGCAGTCGGCGGCCCAGCAGGCCGCCAGCCGCCGCATGATCGACGGCATGAGCTCCCCCGCGCGCGCCGCTCGGGCGCAGAAGGCGGCCCAGAGGCAGGCCGAGCTGGCCGCGACCTATCAGGCGGGCCGGCGCTACTCGACCGGCTCGATGGCGGGCGGCGCGGCCCGGAAGGGCGGCGCGGAGGGCGGCACCTCCATCGCCGGGGGCGCGGTCGAGGCCCTGGAGGGGCTGGGCGCCGCCGAGCTGGCGAAGCGGACCTACGAGAAGGCCCGGGATGTCTACCTGGACTTCGACGAGGCGACGCGCCGGCAGCGCGCGGTCATGGGAATCAGCGAGGACACGCAGAGGCCGCTGACCACGCAGGCGCTCCAGATCGGCAAGGACACCCGGTTCACGAACTCGGACGTCGTGAAGGCGCAGACCCTCGTCGCGTCCTCGCTGCCGGATCACCTCAAGACCGTGGCGGTCATCTCGGCCATCACCGAGAACACCAAGGACTACGCGCTCGCCATGGGAACCACCATGGACGAGGGCGCCGAGGCGATCATCTCGCGGATCAAGGGCCGGCAGTACGACCTGTCCTCCCCGGATGCTGCGGCGACGAGCGCCAAGCACGCGGCGAACCGGCTGGTCCAGTTCGGCAAGTCCTCGGGCGCGAGCCACCACGACATCATGGGCTACACCAAGTTCGGCGCCGCGCCCGGGCAGGTGATGGGCTTCTCCGAGGAGTTCTCGGACTCGCTGGCCGCCCAGCTCAAGCGCCTGGGCTACGACGGCGCGATGGCCGGCACTTTCGTCCGGGCGGCGGCGACCAAGCTGACCGTGCCGACGAACAAGGGCCGCAACGCCCTGGCGGCGGCCGGCTTCGACCACGACGACTACGTCTCCCCCGGCAAGAAGATGTCGGCGGACAACCTCGACAATCTGGTCCGCCTCCAGTTCGGCAAGGGCCTGAACGCCTCTCAGCTGAAGCGCATCGGCGAGCTGCTGAACGACGAGGACGTGGTCGGGGACCGGGCGGAGTTCGTGCCGCAAGTCTCCGAGATCCTTCAGGAGACGCTGGCGAAGAAGGGGAAGAAGGGCAAGGTCAACGCCCAGGACGCCCAGAAGATCGCCAAGGCGGTCAACGACTACATGAACATGACCTCTGGCGCGGTCGACAGCGAGCGCCTGCTCATGGACATCCTGAAGCAGGGGCTGACGCCCGCGCTCGCCAAGTACCTGTTCGGCCAGGAGCACGGCGGCCGGGCGCTCGGCCTGCGCCCCGAGATGCTGGAGAAGGACCGCAAGGCGTTCGAGCACACGCCGAAGGACCGCGCCTCGCAGTTCGGCAAGGACGTCAACGCGGGCGCCTACGGCGAGTACAACCAGATGAAGGGGTCCTTCGAGACCGCCTACATGCGCGCCGCCCAGGCGAACGACGAGCGACTGCGCGGGATGTGGAAGGCCATCGGCGATCTGGCCGACAAGTTCTCGGACCTCTCCGACAGCTCGATCCGCACGGCGACCGACCTCGCGACCGCGACGACGGCGTTCCTGACCCTGAAGGGGACGCTCTCCGCGCTCGGCATGTTCGGGGTCAGGGCGGCCGAGGGGCTGGGCGCGATCCTGAGCAAGATCACCCCCTTCATCGCGGCGGCCTACGCGGGCGCCAAGACCGGGCAGGCGATCGGCGAGGGGATCAACGAGGTCGGCGCCATCGCGGGGGGCAAGTACTGGACCCCCAAGGACGAGGAGGAGCTGGCCGACCTCCGGCGGCAGCGCGACGAGAAGCGCGGCCAGATCGAGGCGCGGCAGGCGAAGTTCCACCCCTCACGGCGCGGGGAGTTCGACCCCGAGAGCGACCGGCTCCAGAAGGACATCAGCGTCCTGGAGAACCGCATCCGGTCGGGCGAGGAGACGAAGCGCGCCGGGCTGCCGATCGGCGAGGCCGCCCGGGAGGCCCTGGACGCCCGCGCAGCGGCCAAGGCCGCCCCCGCGGCTCCACCGGTCAAGCCCCCGGAGGTCAAGGTCCCCGACGCCGCCAGCGCCGGCCAGGACGCCGGCAAGGCGGTCGCCAAGGGGGTCGAGAAGGGCGCGGACAAGGCGGGTGAGCAGGCCGGGCAGGCCATCGCGGACGGCGTTCGGGCCAAGGCCCCGGAGGCCAAGCGCGGCTGGGAAATGCTGCGGCGCGACGCGGCCGAGGCCGGCAGCGATGCCGGCCAGAGCGCGGGCGAGCGGATCGCCGAGGGGATCAACGAGGTCGGCGCCATCGCGGCCGGCAAGCACTGGACCCCGAAGGACAGCGAGGAGGTGGCCGAGCTGCGCCAGCAGCGCGACGCCAAGCGGGCCGAGATGACCGGCATCGAGGGGTGGATCCGCCCCTCGATGCGCGGCCAGCCGAACGCGGACCTCGACCGCCTCCAGCGCGAGGTCCAGACGCTCGACAACCGGATCAGGGCCGGCGAGGAGCGCCAGCGGGCGGGCCTGAAGCTCGGCGAGGCGGCCCGGGAGGCCTTGGCATCCAAGGCGGCGGCCGGGAGCGCGGAGTCGGGCGCCAAGGCGGGCCAGGAGGCTGGGCAGGCCATCGCGGACGGCATCCGGGCCAAGGCCCCTGAGGCCGGCAGCGCGGGCCAGGAGGCCGGCAGCAGCGCCGGGCAGGGCGTCGCCAAGGGGGGCGCGAAGGAGGCCCCCAAGATCGAGGAGAAGGCCAAGAGCCTCTGGGAGAAGATCAAGGAGATTTTCTCCGAGCCCATCAAAATTTCCTTCGACCTCGACACCGGGGCGGCGACCGGCCGGGCCCGCTCGACCTACGTCTCTTTGTCGGGCGGCGGCGGCGGCTCCTTCTTCGGGCGGGCGCTCGCGGTCGGGGGCGGCGCCGGGATCGGGCACGTCGCCTCGAAGGCCGACCGGGCCGCCTACATCCGCGAGGCGGCGCGCCGGAACGGGATCGACCCGGAGGTCGCGCTGCGCGTCGCGCAGAGCGAGGGCTTCAACGAGTACACGGGCGACCAGGGCCGGTCGTTCGGGGACTTCCAGCTCTTTACGGGCGGGGGCCTCGGCAACAAGGCCCTGCGCGAGGGCATCAACGTCCGCGACCCGAACACCTGGAGGGAGCAGATCGACTTCGCGATGCGCGAGGCGGCCAAGGGGGGCTGGACCCCGTGGCACGGGGCCAAGCGGGTCGGGATCGGCCCCTGGCAGGGGATCGGGCGCCCCCGCACCTCCGCCCCGGCGGCATCGGGCGACCTGACGCCCGCCCAGATCGAGGCGGCGCGCCAGCGCATCCAATCCCGGTACACGCCCAGGCCTGCCTCGCCGGAGGCGCAGCCCGGACTGACCGGCTCGGGCGTGCCGGCGATCGCCCCCAAGGGCGACACGTCCGGCCTCGACAGCCTGGGGACCAAGGCGGACGCGGCGAAGGACAAGCTCTCGGGCCTGTCCGGCGTCACCGTCTCCCCTCAGGTGTCGACCGGCGGGCTCGACGGCCTGATCGCCAAGGCCAACCAGGCCCTCGCGGCGCTCCAGCGCATCCCCGGCGCGGTGGCCTCGGCCAACGCCTCGCTCGGGAGCGTCAACGCGGCGGCCGGCGGCAAGGGCGGCGGCGAGAGTGGATCGGGCTCAGTCAACGTGCGCGGCGCGCTCTCTGACAACTTCGCTTAACGGAGGCGCGCCGTGCAGTATATGGTGGGCAGCCTGATCTTCGACACGTTCCCGTTCAGCGTGACTGGCGTCGAGCGGGAAGATGCCTACGATTACGCCAAGCATGACCTAATGTCCCGGCGGAAAGGCTACGAGCGCGCGGGGGCCGGGGACGACACCCTGACCCTCTCGGGCGAGTTCCTGCCCTTCCATATCGGGGGCCTCTCGCAGCTCGAAACCGCCCGCGCCCTGAAGGACAGCGGCTCCGAACAGTTCGTGATGCGCGGCGACGGCTACGTCGTCGGCTGGTTCGTGATCACCTCCGTCAAGGAGAGCCACGCGGACGCCGTCGCGCCGAACGGCATCGCCTACAAGGTCAAGCACGACCTCAAGCTGGAGCGGGTCGATGACCCGGGCCAGTCGACCGGCGCCGACCTGATCGACGCCGTGCTCTCGCTGTTCGGGTGAGCCCATGTCCCAGACCGTCATCGTCAAGGACCGCCGGGCGGTCCTGGACCTCCTGCTGTGGCGCGAGCACGGCCGGGCCGGGGACACCTCGGCCATGCTCGCCGCCGCCCTGAAGCTGAACCCGGGCCTCGCCGCCCGGGGCCCGGAGATCCCGCTGCTGACGCCCGTCGTCCTGCCGGACCTCCCCGCGGCCTCCGCCGCCACGACCCGCAAGGTCGTGAACCTCTTCGACGACTGACCGGAGCGCACCGATGGTGCTGGCAACCGCGTGGCGGGTGACCGTCAACGGAAACGACGCCTCGGACGCGATGAACCCCTACATCACGGCGATCGAGGTCGTGGACAAGGCGGGGGGCTCGTCCGACAGCGCGACCCTCGAATTCGATGACACGGACGGGCAGGTGCGCCTCCCGTCCAAGGGCAACCCGGTCGAGATCGCGCTTCAGGGCGTGATCGTGTTCAAGGGCGTGGTGGACGAGGCCGAGTCGAGCGGCGCGCGCGGCGGCGGCATGACTCTGTCCGTCTCCTGCAAGTCGGTCGACAAGCGCGGCAAGACCAAGCAGAAGCAGCACAAGCACAAGGACGACGCAACCTTAAAGGAGTTTTTGGAGCAGGCGGCGAAGGACGCCGGCCTCTCCGGGATCAAGGCCGACAAGACTTTGGGCGCGATCAAGCGCCCCTACTGGTCAACCGAGGGGCGCTCCTTCCTCCAGCTCGGGCAGGAGCTGGCCGAGGAGTTCGGCGCGACCTTCAAGATCCAAGGCAACCAGGCGGTCTTCGCCGCCCGCGGGGGCGGCGCGACGCCCGGCGGCGGCACGATGCCGAGCGTCGAGGCGACCCGGCCCGGGAACCTCATCTCCTGGAAGATCACCCCGAAGGAGACGAGGCCCCGCTACGCGAAGGCCCGCGTCCGCTGGTACGACCGGAAGGAAGGCAAGTGGAAGCAGGAGGACGTGGAGATCGGGGCCTCGCCCGGCGCTCCCGAGGTCTTCGATTTGCCGACGGCGCCCCGGGCGACCAAGGATCACGCGACCGACGCGGGCAAGGGCCGCAAGGCCGAGAGCGAGCGCGAGGGCGGGTCGGGCGAGGTCACGATCCTGCTGGAGGTCGCCGCCAAGGCCGAGGGCACCTGCGTCGTGAGCGGCTGCCGCTCCGGGGTCGACGGCACCTACCGGATCGAGAGCGTGACCCACAAGGTCAGCCGGTCCGGCGCCGAGACGACCCTCTCCCTGAAGCAACCGCAGGGCTCGGCCGGGAGCGACGAGCGCTCGTCGGACGGGGAGTCCGACAGCTCGTCCTCGGGGAACACCGGCTCCGGCTCGCCGTAGGGCGCGCCGGGCGCCTCTCTGCCTCTTACCTGACGGGTTTCCGATGGCGACGATGCTTTACACTGTTCTGGCGGCCTCGGGCGGCTGGGTCGCGGGCCAGGAGGTAGTGATCGGCTCGGAGATCGCGCTGACCGACGAGGAGGCGCGGTACGAGGTCGACTTCGGGGCGGTGGCGCCCACCGGGCGCGAGCCGCCCCAGCCGCCGCCCGTCCCGGTCATGCAGGACGGCGACCTGATCCGCACCATCCGGGGCGCGAACAACCGGGACGTGGTGGCCACCTCCTTCGAGAACTGGCTGGTGCGGCCCGGAGGCGCGCTCGCCGCGGCGCTGGCCGTCTTCGAGGCGGGTCTGGCCCAGGCCCTCGCCAACCAGATGCCGCCGATCATCAAGGTCCTCGCCAAGACCGCGCCCCCGGCCCCCGCGGACCTCGCGGACGGGCAGTGGGCGCTGATCGCGGACAGCTCGACCACCCCGGCGACCTTCACGCTCGCCGCCCGGAGCGGCGGCGTCCTGACCACCTTCGTCCTGAACCCCCCGGCCATCTGAGGGCTCCATGCTCCGTCGTCTTCTCCTGGCGCTCGTCGCGCTCGCGGCGGGCCTGCCCGCGCACGCGGCCGATCTGCGGCGCTACACGGCCCCGGGCGCGATCCCGGCCCTGACCGGGGCCTATCCGCTCGGGACGGCCGAGGTCGCGATCAACGTCGCGGACCGGAAGCTTTATTATCGCAACGCGGACGGCTCCCTCGCGGACGGGACCCTGCTGCGCCCGATCGCGCCCGCCAAGACCTGCATCGAGACGGGCGACTGCTCGGGCCTCTCCGCCAAGCCGGCCGGCGCCACCGCGATCAACACCATCGAGACGCTGCTGGGCCGGGCGACCTACATCTCCGACTTCATCCTCCCGGGCGAGACGACGATCGACAATGCGCTCGCCCGCGCGGTCGCCAAGTTCAGCAACAACGGCGGGCGGATCATCTTCCCGTCCCAGACGAACTGCTACGCGCTATCCGCGCCGTTCTCGATCCTCAAGAGCAATATCACGCTAGATGGCGAGGGAATGAACCCTTCGTGCATCAATTCGACCTTCGACGGCGATGTCATTAAGGTGGGGGATGGCACTCCATCGATCGTTCCCGCGCATACGCGGATCAGGAATATCAACTTCACGTCGTCCATTGCTCGGACGAGCGGCGCGAACATTGCTCTCCGTAACAGCTACAACACGCAGATCGAGAACGTGGCCTGCGCGGTCAACGTCTACGTCTGTGTGGACATCTACGGCGGCCCGAACGCCTTCCTGACCCGCATCACGGACCTCGTGGCGGGCGGCGGCTACGTCGGCATTCGGATCGGATACAACGACCTCGGCACCTACGCCGCCGACGTAATGGTCACCCGGCCGACCATCGGGTCGATGTCCCGGGCCGGCGTCGAGATCCGCCACAGCGGCGGGGTCCAGATCACGGGCGGCGATGTTCTGTCCAACGGGCGGGGCATCCTCATTACCCCACAGAACGGGCAGAACATACAGGCCGTTCATGTCGTCAATACGTACATCGACACCAATTCCTACGAAGGTATCCTGATCGACCCACAGGGAACCGGGGTCGCCGCCACCTTCATGTTCAACGGCGTCTGGGTGGCGACCAACGGTCAGCAGACCGGATACCCCGGCATCAGGGTCAAGGGGACCGCGCAACAGACGAGCGGGATCAGCTTCTTCGGCGGGCGCTCGATCAATAACGGCGGCGAAGGGTTCCGCCTCGAAGGCGGTATCTACGTCGACGTGGCTAGTATGCAGATCGGCTTCAACTCAAGGAAGACGGAGAACACTTACTCCGGTTTCTACGTCGCCCCCGGCGTCTCCAATTGGAGCCTGAAGGGCGGCCGCGTCGGGCCGGTCTACGGCATGAGCGCGAACGTCGAGACGCAGAAATACGGGGTCGAAATCGCTCCGGGAGCGAGCGATTTCTTCTCGGTCGAAGCCGACCTCTCGGGCAACGTGACCGGACCGATCTCCAATCAGGCCACGGGCTCGCACCAGATCGTCAACGCCATGGGGGCGCACTGGACGTACATGGGCGGCAACGCGGGCTTCGGCACCCGGAGCCCGGCGAACAACCTGACGGTCGCCTGCTCGCCCCGTCCCTTCTCCGACGCGCAGGCCGGCGGGGCCTGCGCGCAGTTCGGGGTCGGGTCCGGGGCGAGCACCGACGACGCGATCTTCGCGGGCGTCCTCTCCGGCTCGTATGCCTGGATCCAGGCCGCCAAGCCCGGGACCGGGACGCGCCCCCTGATGGTCAACCCCAACGGCGGCGCGGTCGCCCTCGGGCGCTCGGGCATGTCCCCGGCCTCGACGGACGGCTGGCCGGCGATCCCGGTCACCGCCGGGGCACCCGTTGGCACGCCTACCGGCATCCCGGCCGGGTTCGCGCCCATCCAGGCCGACAGCTCCGGCAACAAGCTCTGGATCTACCTCAACGGAACGTGGCTCTACGTCGGCACCGCCGCGCCCTGACCCCGCCATGACCGCCACCGCACCCCGCGCGCCGCCCCTCGGGCGGCGCGCCCATCCGCACGCGACGAGGCCAGCATGACGACCCGCATCCTTGAGCTGCCGCTTCTGACCACGAAGATCACGACGGCGCTCAACGAGGACTGGCGGGACGCGCTTCAGTTCCCCGACGCCGACAACACCCCGATCCCGCTCGCCGGGATGGCCTTCCGCGGGACCTTGCGCGAGTCGGTCGACGGGGCCGCCTACTTCTACCTTGCCAGCTCGGGCGTCCCGACCCCGACCGGCGTGCCGCGGGTCGACCTCCTGGTCGTCGGGGACGGGACCGTGCTCGGGATCGTCTGCCCCGTCACGCGGATGCGCTCGGGCCGGGCCGGGACCTACATCTTCGACATTCGCGCCTTCGCCGACGGGGTGACCCGCCGCTGCGTCAACGGCACTGCCACGATCGAGCGGGGCGTCGACAGGTGATCACCGAGATCATTGTCACGCGCCCGGCTCCCGGCCGGGCGGCGGGGCAGCCGTTCGCGCCCGGCTTCGTCGGCCCGGTCGGGCCACAGGGGGAGCAGGGCCCGATCGGCCCGCCCGGCGCTCCTGGCGAGCGGGGCGAGAAGGGCGACACGGGCGAGCGCGGGCCGATCGGCCCGCCCGGCATGACCCGCGCGGCCGACATCGCGGACGCCTCTCCGTCCGGCCTCGCGGTCCTGACCGGGGACGCGGCGGCCGGCGCGGCGGCCCTCGGCCTGGGCCCGGAGGACGCGCCCGCATTCCGGGGCGCCTACCTCTCGGGCCCCCTGGTGTCGTCCTACGTCGACGGCTTCGAGTTCGACGCGCGGACCGGAGAGCGTCACCCCTGGGTCGCGCAGACCGGAACCGGGCGGAACATCTATGCCTGGGTCGCCTCGACCGGGACGGGCGTCTACGACAGCCTCGCGGGCAACGTCTACGCCTGGGACGGCTCGACCTTCGCGGTCACGGGCTCCCTCACGACGCCCGCGGTCAACGTCCTCTCGATCGACGCCAGCGCGCTCGCGAAGAACCCCTGGCTCGCCACCGTCGCGGCCGGGCGGAATACCTACCAGTACGTTGGCGCGAGCGGCGTCGGGATCTACGACAGCCTCCAGGGCAACGTCTGGGGCTGGAACGGGACCCAGTTCATCGTCGGCGGCGTCCTGACCGCGAACGCGGTCAGCGCGGCCGGCCCGCTCACTTCGAGTGCGGTCGACATCATCCGCGCGGACGCGACCGCGCACGAGGTCCACCCCTGGGTCGTCACCGTCGCGGCGGGCCGGGACACCTACGCCTTCGCCAGCGCGGCATCGGTCGGGGTCTACGACTCGACCTACGGCGACGTCTGGTACTGGACCCCGGCGACCGGGTTCCACGTCGGCGCGACCATCGTCTCTCCCGCCGTCGACGTGCTGAAGGCGGACGCGCAGGGCCGGACGGTCAACCTGTGGCTCGCCCAGACCGCGACGGGTCGACAGGTCTACCAGTATGCCGGCCCGGCCGGGGTCGGCGTCTACGACTCCCTGACCGGCAGCGTCTGGGGCTGGAACGGCTCCACCTTCGCGCTCGCGGGAACCGTCTCGGTCGTCAACCTCGTCGCGTCCGGGACGATCAGCGGGAGCTTCTCCGGGTCGCTCGCCGGAAACGCGAACACCGCGACCAAGCTCGCCACCGCGCGCACGATCAGTGCCACCGGGCATGTCTCCTGGTCCATCTCCTTCGACGGGGCCGGGAACGCCACCGCCGCGGCCACGGTCGCGATCCCGGCGGTGCAGGTGACGGACAGCACGGCCCCGGGCCGGGCTGTCCTGACCGCGGCCAGCGCGGCCGCGGGGGCCTCTGCGCTCGGCCTGGGGGCCACGGACGCGCCCTCCTTCCAGGGGGCCTACCTGTCCGGGCCGCTGGTCAGCAGCTACGTGGACGGGCTCCAAATGGACGCCCGGAGCGCGGAGCGGCATCCCTGGACGGCCCAGATCGCCACCGGCCGGGACATCTACGCGACCGTCAGCTCCGCCGGCACGGGCGTCTACGACAGCCTTGCCGGGGCGGTCTGGTTCTGGAACGGCTCGACCTTCACGGTCAACGGCACGCTGACCACGAGCGCGGTCAATGTCCTGTCCGTGGACGCCTCCGCGACCGCGAAGAATCTCTGGCTCGCCACCACGGGCACGGGTCGACAGGTCTACCAGTACGCCTCGGCCTCGGGCGTCGGCGTTTTCGACAGCGCCTCCGGCAACGTCTGGGGCTACGACGGGACCACCTTCACGCTCGCCGGGACGGTGTCAGTCACGAGCCTGACCGCGAGCGGCGCGATCACCGGCAGCCTCTCGGGCAACGCCAGCACCGCCTCGAAGCTCGCCACCCCGCGCTCGATCGCGGCCTCGGGGGACCTCTCCTGGTCCGTGTCGTTCGACGGGTCGGCCGCCGCCTCCGCGGCGGCGACCCTCGCGACGGTCAACAGCGCCCCGGGGAGCTTCGGCTCGGCCTCGACCTCCGTCGCCCTGACCGTGAACGGCAAGGGCTTGGTCACGGCCGCGAGCGCCACCGCCATCGCCATCGGCTCGACGGCGATCACGGATAGCAGCACGCCCGGGCGGGCCGTCCTGACCGCCGCCTCCGCGGCGGCCGGCGCGACGGTCCTGGGGCTGGGCACCGGCAACAGCCCGACCTTCACGGGCCTGTCCCTGTCCGCCTCGATCGCGACCACGGCGGTCGACCTGATGACCCTCGACGCCCGGAGCGCCGAGAAGCACCCCTGGGTCGCGCAGACCGGCACCTCGCGCAACGTCTATGCCTTCGTGTCCTCGTCGGGGACCGGGGTCTACGACTCTCTGGCCGGGACCGTGTGGGCCTGGAACGGGAGCACGTTCACGGTCGGCGCGACCCTGACGACGGCGGCCACGAACGTCCTCTCGGTCGACGCCTCCGCGGCGGCCAAGAACCTCTGGCTCGCGACCACCGCGGCCGGCAGGCAGGTCTACCAGTACGCTTCCGCGAGCGGGGTCGGCGTCTACGACTCGACCTCGGGGAACATCTGGTCCTGGGACGGCAGCCTGTTCACGGTCGCCGGAACGCTGGTCGCCACCCTCTCGGGCAACGCCGCGACGGCGACCAAGCTGGCCGCGGCCCGGTCCATCTCCGCGACCGGGGACCTCTCCTGGTCGGTCAGCTTCGACGGCTCCGCGAACGCGACCGCCGCCACGACCCTGGCGACCGTCAACAGCAACGTCGGCTCGTTCGGCTCAACGACCGTCGTGCCGGTCATCACGGCCAACGCCAAGGGCTTGGTGACGGCGGTCGGGACCGCCTCGATCGCCTTCCCGGTCACGTCCGTGGCCGGGAAGACTGGAGCGGTCGCCCTGGCCCAGGCCGACATCTCCGGCCTGACCACCGGGAGCAGCCCGACCTTCACCGGGCTCACGCTCTCCGCGGCGATCTCGTCCAGCGCGTCGGACATCATCGCTCTCGATGCGCGCTCCGCGGAGAAACACCCGTGGAACGCCCAGGTTGGCACCTCGCGGATTATCTACCAGTACGCGACCGCGACTGCCGTAGGTGTCTGGGATACCACCAACGGAAGCGTCTGGTCCTGGAACGGCTCGACGTTCGCTGTCCCGGCGTTGTCGGCGGCGGTGGCCTCGTTCTCCGGCCTCGTGACCTTCAGCACGTCCGCCAACTTCACGGGCGGCACGGCGAGCTTCCAGGGCACGACCGGCGCGATGGCGACTTCGAGCGGGAGCCTCGCCCGCCTTGAAATCAAGAGCAACGGCGCATCGACCGATGCGGCGTATATGCAGTTTCACCGCTCCGGTTACTATGCCGCTTACTTCGGGATCGACGCCGATAACTATTGGAAAGTCGGAGGATGGTCCGCGGGTGCCGTCGCTTACAAGGTATTTCACGAGGGTTATCGCGACCCGACGAAGGCTGATCTTACGGGCGCGTCGTTTGCCGGCGCGGTCAGCGCGACCGGCCTGCTCTCGGCACTCGGCACGACGGCCGGCGTCTACCTGCAGGACCGCGGCGGCGGCTCGATCAATTGGACGCAGTACGGCAGCAGCGGGATTTTCCGCTGGTACGACGGGTCCCAGGACCGGCTGTGGCTCTCCACGACCGCCCTGACCCCGAACACTGCCGGGGGGCTGACCCTCGGCAGCAGCGCGAACCCCTGGAGCACGGTCTACGCCCAGGTCGGGTCGATCAACACGTCCGACGCCCGGGAAAAGACCGAGGTCGCCCCGCTCGCCCCGGCCGAGGTCGCGTGGGCGCAGGATCTCGCGTCCGAGATCGGAACCTTCCGCTTCCTCTCCTCCGTCGCAGAGAAGGGGGGCGGGGCGCGCCATCACGTCGGCCTGACCGTCCAGAGGGCGATCGCGCTGGCGGAGGCCCGCGGGCTCGACCCGCGGGCCTACGGCCTCGTCTGTCACGACGAATGGGAGGGCGGGGACCGCTTCGGCTTCCGCCCCGACCAGCTCGCCCTGCTCCTCATCGGGGGGCAGGTGGCGCACATCGCAGCCCTCGAAGCGCGCCTCGCCGCCCTCGAAACCCGCCAACCTAAGGAGAGAGGACCATGACCAAGTTCGAGCAGGCGACCGCCATCCAGCAGCGGGCGCAGCAGATCATCTCCGGCCTGACCGTGGTCAAGGCCACGGCGGGCTACCCCGGCCCCGGCGTCACGGACGTCCCGATCGAGGTCCGCGTCGGCGGGATGGGGACGCTCGCCGTCTACCAGCCGGCCGAGGCGGCCAAGGCCGACGCCCTCTTCGCCCAGGTCGAGGCGGCCCTGGCGCCGATCCGCGCCCGGGTGGCGTCCGACGCCGAGGCTGACCTCGCCGCCCTCTTCGCGAGCTAACCGCCCGTCCCATCCCCCCGCCCTCACAGCCGCCTCCGGGCGGCTTTTTGCTGCCCGCTGCCCGGAGGTCCCCATGCCGTCAGCCCTTCTTCTGGTCGCCCTGGTCTGCGCGGCCGGGACGCCGATCGATGCCTGCACCCCCGAGGTCGCCCTTGACCAGCTCTCCCGTCCCTGCGGGGCCGCGAGCCCGGCCGTCTGCCTGGGCGAGGGGGAGACGCTGCTGGCGAGCGCGGACCCCAAGGCCCTGAGGGGCCTGACCGTCCGCTTCGTGACCGTCCAGCGCGGCAAGGGCGCCCGGTGATGACCGCGCCCGCCCTGGCGCTCGCGGTGCTGCTGGCGGGCGCCCCCTTTCGATCGGCCCGGCGCTCTCGGCCGGGCCTCCCCCGCCCTCCCGGCCCCCCTGATCCCGAGGCTGTCCATGGACCAGTCCATCCCCGCCCCCGCGGCGCGCCTGCTCGACTTCATCGCCTCGAAGGAGGCGCCGGAGGGGTACGGCACCATCTACGGCAATAACCAGCGCAAACTCCCGACGCCGCTGGTTCAGATGACGATCGCGGACGTGATCGCGAGCGGAACGGCCTGGACGAACCGCTTCGGCTCCAGTGCAGCCGGCAGATACCAGTTCATGAAGGCGACCCTTCAGGGGCTCGTCAGGGAACTTGGCCTCTCCGGCAAGGAACAGTTCTCGCCTGATCTTCAGGATCAGCTGGGGTTCCACTTGCTGAAGCGGCGCGGCTACGAGAAGTGGGCGGCCGGCAAGCTGACCGACGTCGCCTTCGGGCTGGCGCTCGCCCAGGAGTGGGCGAGCTTCCCGGTCCTCGCCCCGACGACCGGCTTCAAGCGCGACGTTGCACGCGGCCAGTCCTTCTACGCGGGGGACGGGCTGAACAAGGCGCTCATCTCCGCCGAGGCGGTCGAGGCTGCGCTGGTCGCCGCCCGTGCGGCGCCGAAGCCGGGCGCGACCGACGCCCGGGTCACGCCGAACCTCTGCCCCGCGTGCGGCAAGGCCTTGGCGGGCTGAGATCCCGCGAGCGCGCCCCGGCATCGAAGTACGTCTACACTATGTCATTGGTCGATTGTCGTGCGGGCCGCAGATGGGGCTCTGCAGTACGGTTTTCACGCCTTGCTCGCGGAAGGAAGACGGCGTCGAGGTCACGGTGACTTCGCCGATCCGGCCGACAGCCCCGGAGGCGGACCGCGGCACCGCCAACGAGCAGGCGGGCGCGGCGCTACCTGCCCTCGCTGCTCGCGGGGCGGCGAGACTGGCCGAGGGCGAGGCTCTTGGCGAGTTCAGAGCGCTTAGCGGCGTAGTTCGCGGCTACCATCGGGTAGCCGTGCGGAAGGCCCCACTTCTTCCGGTATTCGTCCGGGGTTAGACCGCGGATGCCGAGGTGTCGCTTGAGCGACTTGTAGGGTTTACCGTCCTCAAGGCTGATGATGTAGTCCGGCGTCACCGTCTTCTTGATCGGCACCGGCGGGACCAGCGGCGCGGGCTCAGCGGCTGGCGGCGCGGAGAGCTGGTTTAGCGCGCCGTTCACGGAGGCGATCAGCCCCGGCAGGTCGGCGACCGGGGTCGCGTTTTTCGACACGTAGGCGGCGACGATCGCAGCTGTCAGCTCGACCGCGTCAGCGCCGCAAACCTTCTCTCTCATATCGGCTACCTCTGTTGTAGCTTTGAACGGCATGTAAGCGCGCTGGATCGGCAATCGAGTTGGAAAAGTCAAGTGCGATAGCAATCGTTGCCACACGACTGCGGCATGTAGCCGTTATGTTCTCTCTCTATCTTTGGACTTCTTTTGGTACGCAGAGCAGGGATCGATCACTCTCGGCCATCTTTCTCCTCCCGCGCTCGCGCTGGCGGGAGGGGCGAGCGTATCGGGGTGCACGAACTACTTAGGCTTATCCTTTGCTCCTCCTCGACGACGGACCCCAAGGCCTATGCTCTTGGCGAGTTCAGAGCGCTGGGCCGCGTAATTTGGCGCTACCATTGGGTAGTCTCTGGGCAAATCGTACCTCTGTCGATACTCGGCTGACGTCAAACCTTGCCTCGTGAGGTGCTGCTTCATCGATTTGTACGACTTTGCGTCGATGAAGCTGATCAGAGCGTCCGGCGTGATGGACCTTCTGACCTGGGCCGGGGTCACCTTCGGCGTCTCCTCAACTGGGGGCGCCTCAGGCTTTCCGAGATCACCGAGAGTGGCCCCGACGGAAGCGATTAGGTTTGGCAGATCGTCTGGTCAAACCAAATTGTTAGACCCACAGGCAATTACAATACCAACAACTACAATTATAGTTTCTTTGACTCCAGCATCGGCAGACTCCGAGTTGACGTTCATGTAATTGTCCTGAATTCTTTCCACTGGCTTTCTCCGCAGCGCGTCATCAAGGACGTTAGCGTCAAGTCGTTCCGCAAGGACTGGACCGAGGTCGACGGGGTCGTCGAGAGGGTCGTTGGCACCTTCAGCGCCTTCGTGCCGCCGCTCTCCGGCGTCAGCGCCAGCTCGCTCTGGGCGGTCGGCCGTAGAACAACCTTCCATGTCGGGCGTGTTACAATGGCGCTGAAGGCAGAAAAGTGGCCTGTGATCGGCGGGCGACAACCGATTCGAAAAATAACATCCTATGATGATCCGAATCTTCGGCGTATTCACCGGGCTCTGCTCGAAAGCGGCCCCTAGAATGACCAAGTCCATTGAATTTTGACCCACGATGGGCATGAAGAGACGAGGCAGTCAGGCCGATAAACTCAGGATCAACTCAGCTAGACCTGCTCGATCCTGACCTTCTGGCATCCCGCGCCGCCGGGTGATGCGGCACACCCCTCCAGCCCAGAGATCCCCCATGATCCGCCTGCCCCTGCTCGCGGCGCTGTTCGCGCTCGCCCTCACCGCCCCGGCCCTGGCGGCCGACACGACCGTCAGCTTCGACGTGTCCAGCTGGATCAAGGCCGGCAGCGACATCGCGACCGCCTTCCTGGTCCCGATCCTGACCGGCGTCCTGGCCAAGGCCATCGCGCAGTACGCGCCGGTCCTGGGCCTGATCTTCACCCAGGCGCGGATCGAGACGATGGTTCGGAACGGGATCGCCTACGGGACCAACGCCGTCGCGGGCGCCGCCCCAAGCAAGCCCCTGACGGTCGACCTCGGCTCCCAGGTCATCGCATCCGGCGTCCGCTACCTCCAGGCCCACGCGCCCGCGGCGATCATCAGGGCGGCGGGCGGGCCCGACGCCCTCGTGCCTCTCCTGTTCCGCGCCCTGCCCTTCGACGCCTCGGCCAGCGAGGCGGCGGTGCTCGACGCCGTGAAGCGGCAGCTCTCGGCGGCATGATCGAGATGCCCTGGCAGATCCCCCCGGCGGCTCCGCTCCCCGGTGGGATCGCCGCGCGCCCGTCCCGTCGCGAGACGGAGCGGGCGGTGATCCGGGCGCTGTCCCAGCTCGACCCGTCGCTCGCCCGCTGGGCGCGCGCGGAACGGCGCCGGGCGGCGCTGCTCCGGTTCCTGGTCGGGATCTGGGGGCATTTCCGGCTCCGGGCGACGGAGTGGTTCGCCGCGGCCCTGCTGCTTCAGCTCGGCTGGACGTTCGGGACGCCGCCCGACATCTTCCCGTGCCAGCCGACTTGGGCGCTCCTCGCCCGCCTCGCCCCCGAGGGAACCTGGGGGGCTCTCATGCTGGCGGTCGCCGGCCTGCGGATCGCAGCCCTGACGGTGAACGGGACCTACCGAGGGTTCCGGTTCTCGCCCCACATCCGCGCGCTGACAGCGTTCCTCGCCTGCGGTCTCTGGCTTCAGGTCACGCTCTCGGCGTGGAGTTCCCCGGTCCCCGGCGCCGCCTGCGGGATCTACAGGCTGATCCTGCTCATGGAGCTGTGGAACGTCTGGAGTTCCGGACTCGACGTTGGCTATGCCGAGCGGAGACGCGCACTCGATGCCGCCTGAAGTCCAGACTGCCATCGCGGCGCTGCCGCCCTGGCTCCAGGGGATCGCCAGCGCCGTGATGTTCGTCGTCGTGATCGCCATCTGGCTCTCCGCTTACCGGCGCGGGGGCAAGGAGGCGGACGTCCCCCCCCACCCGATCGACCCGGCCGAGCTGCTGGCCGCGGCGCCCGTCAAGGCGCTGGTCGAGGCGCTGGTCGCGATTGCCGAGAGCACCAAGACCCAGGCGGAAGCCGTCGAAGCGCTGCTGGCCCTGATCCGGGCCGACTACGAGGATCGCAAGCTCGAGCGTCGATTTCGGGAGATGCAGGGCCGCAATGGCGGGGGCCAGCCGTCCGGCGGCTGGGGCGCCCCTTAAGGGGCGCCCAGGCCCTTCTCTGGCTCATCCGCGGCCGCCCTGGGCCAAATCTGGGCCGTCCAAGGGCATCCTGGCGAACGGGAAAGGGGCGCCCCGTAAGGGGGCGCCCCGTGCGACATCTGGCCTTCGAGGCCCCTGGCCCCCTGCCCTGACCGGCAGGGGGCTTTTCGGGCGTTTCAGGGCTGCGCCCGGAGGTGACTCCGGGCCAGCTCGCGCTGGTCGTCGTCCACGACCCAGGCGGTGTCGTACAGGCAGTGTGGCATCTTCTTCTCCCTTGCGATCCTTGCCGGCAGTGCCATGATGCGGCTCGTTCTCCCCCGCCAGCGCGGGGATCGCCCTCCGGGGCGCGGATTGAAACGGCGGCTGCGCTCGCAGCGGAGACGGGATCGGCCCTGGCGCAAGCCGGGGCCTTTCTCCTGGGCGGAACCGCCTCCGCCTCACCCGATTGCGTGGAAGCAACCGGCGTGCTGCCACAGCTCCACGAGATGGCAGCCGCCCTCCTGCTTGTGCCGGCGGATCGCACCGTCAACCTGATCAGGGGTCAAAGCGGCGTCGATCACCTGCCACTTCTTGCCGTGCTCATCGGCGTAGAAGGCATGCGCGAGCCACATCTCATCCTCCGTCCCACTGTCCGGGCCGCTGCGATCAGTCGTCCGTAAAGTACGAGTCTTTCACCGCGAACCCGCGCCGCCGCGAAGGCGGATCCACGGCGGCGCGGCCAAGGATCGCCGTCCGGTTCTCGGTGATCTGCGCCGAGATCTCCGCATCGTCGGGCTTCTCGTGCAGCATGGCCGCCAGGAGGGCGTTGCTGTTCTCCAGCGCCCCCCGCAGCCTGTTGCGCTCGGCCTCCGCAGCTTCGGCCCGCTCGCGCCACGCATTCGAGCGTTCCAGGGCACTCGTGACGCGGCGGTGATCTGCGGCGCGCTCGGCCTCGGCGCGCACGAGGCGGGTGCAGATCGTCAACAGTGCCTCGTGCTCGTCGCTCGGGATGCAATCGAGCCCATGACCGTCAACGATCTTCCAAAATGCTTCGCTCATCACTTCCTCTTGTCTGTTTTACTCGGCCACCAATCAGATCGTCCGGCTTGCCGTCCGTAATCTCGGGGCGGCCGAGGAACCTGTGCCGATCCGTCAAACGCTGGATTGGCGGCCTACTGGCAGCCCGGCGTTAGACCATGGGCCGGCAGCGACGCCTCCGGCCCGTTCGGCTCGGCCGCGCGCATCGCGAGGTACACGCGGGCGCAGATGCAGCCGATTGCGACATTGCCGGTCTTGTCCGCGTCCGCGATCGCGACCTGCGCGCGCTTGAATTCCTCGACGCCGGCCGCCAGCATCTCAAAGGTCAAGATCTCCGCCAGCGCCTGATCGCGCGCGTCGCGTTCCGCGTCGGTCATCGTCACGTCCCGCTCAGTCGGCACGCGGGGCGGCGTCGGCCTTGAGGATCTCGGCCAGGATCCAGGCCGCCTTCCACTCGGGCGTGGATATCAGCTCGATCAGGCCTCGCTCGTAGGTCAGCGGGTACTTCTGGCGGATGAAGGTGCGGGCGCGGTGGCGCAGCTCCTCGATCAGCTCGGGGGTGATCGGCGGTGGCTTGTCCCAATGGCTCGCCGGAGGGACAGGGGCGGCCTCCCGGTCGTCGCCGGTCGCGGCCGTCGCCCGCGCGGTGCCGGAGCACGGCGCGCTCGGCTTGGGCTGAGGCGGCATGCTGGTGAGCAAGATGCCGGTCGTGTCGCCTGTGCCGTCGCAGTCCGAGCAGGGTACGGTAGGGTTCACGCGAATCTCCTTGGGTAGCGCGGGGTCAGACGGGGCTGGCTTTAGCTTGGCAGTTGCCCGGGCGGAAGCCTGGGAGGGAATTTCGCCGCCTCGCGGGCAGCCTGCCGGCGGGCCAGCATCGCCTCCTCAGCAACGGCCGCCCGCGCCTTGGCGAGCAGCTCCTCCGGGTCGGCGGCGAACACGACGATGGCGGACGGCGCGAACGCCCTGCCGGCCACCGCCGGGATCTCCTTCCCCAGCCGGGCGATCCACCGGCGCTCCGGCGGGCAGTCCTCGTCCATGCCGGCGCAGGTGCGGATCGTCGTCATCTCACAGCTCCTCCAGGCTCGCGCGGCGGCGGATCGGCCGCCCATCGACTTCCAGGCAGCGATTCCCTCGGCTCGGTGCTCACGGCAGAACCAGCGCCGAGGCTCGTGGAGCTGGTCGGGGCCGGGCGGGCCGTAGCCGAAGGGCGCTGGCGCGCGGCACTCCTCACAGACGGGCTCGCGGATCACCCGGGATGAGGACTTCCCCCGCAGCGCCTCCTGGGGACGCCGAGCGTCTCGAACAGGATGCCCTCGCGGGCCATCAGGCGGCGTCGGCGGGGCTCGTGGCCGGAGCCGTGGGGCCGCCTCGCGGCCTCTGGGGGGCGATCTCGGCCGCGGCATCGGGGGAATAGTCCTGCTTACCGACGTCGGCCGTGTCGCCGCACTCGCCGCGGACGACGCGGTAGGTCTGGTGGCTCGGCGGCCGGTCCCCGCCGATCGCGACGCGCTTCCGGGCGCGGGACATGGCTACGTCCTCCCCGCGGCTGGGCCGCGCGCGAGCATCGCGCCGCGGCTGCGCTCCATGACCTCCGCGACCGTCGCGGAGGATTCGATGGTCCAGTCGCCCAGAGCCGCGGCCATCAGCGGCACGCGGGCGAAGATCCGCCCCTGGGCGTCTCCGAGCAGGAAGTACATCTGCCGGCAGGCCGGCTCCTTTCAGCCGCAGACGGCCAGCTCCAGCGTGTGCGCGTCATAGACCTGTCGGGGGTCGAGCTGGTGATGGGTAGACCCGTCATCGGATCAGCCCTCGGCCGGGTCGGCGGGGGCGTCCCCGACGAGGCTGGCCGCAAGGGCGCCGACGGCCAGCTCTACGGCGGTCTTAAGCCTGACCACGCGGTCGGTGGTGACGATCGTGTCCGGCTCGTGATCGCGCCAGGACACCCACGCCTGCCGGCCGTAGACGCCCCGGATGATCCCCTCGGCGGGGTGGTCGAGGTGCCGGACCAGATCACCGTCCCGGAGGGCGGGGCGGACGCCGACGATGGCGCTCCGGTTGATGTAGTTGGCCTGCCCGCCGAGCCTGACGGCGATCTGGTTCTGATCCGCCTGGTGCAGCCAGCGGACTTCAGCCTCGATGGTGATAATGTCCCCTTCGACCAGGGTCGAGGTCGTCGCGTTGCTCATAGGTCAGTGCTCCTCTCCACCGGCCAGCTCGGCCTAGGTCGCGTCGGATTCGTCGAGGTAGGCGGTCACCAGCTCCGGGTGCCCGTTCGGGCTCTCGGGCCGGTAGGAGACGGGGACCGCCATGCGGAGCTTGCCCTTGCGCGCCGCGTCCGCGCCCCGCAGGCGGGCGGTTTCGATCGCGGCGGCCTCCGGGGCCGGCTTGGCCTGCCGGGACGACCACCGCGGGGCGGATCGCCAGCGCGAGGTCCGAGAAGCCAAGGCCGAACCGCGCGAGCTTGCGCCCGATCGCCCGGGCGGCGCCCAGCGCCTCGCCGTCATGGTCCGAGCCCAGGAGAGAGATCAGCTTCGCGATGTCGGCGCGGGCCTCGGGGCACATCAACGCGGCCCCCCGTCGTCCAGCATCCCCTCGCGCCGGGCGAGCCGGAAAAGGTACTGGCGGCGCTTCTCAGCGACGGCCGTGCTCTGACCGGCGAACTCGACCCTCACGTGCGCGAAGAGGATCGCCCTCACGATCCCCCGCAGGCTCTCGCCGCGACGGCGCTGGGAAAGGGCGGCACGGATCCGGTCCCAAAGTTCAGGCGGGGCTTCGGTGGTGGCCGGGTCGAGGACGGGAGCGGCCGCAGGCTCACGAGGAGCCTGCGGCACCCCCTGCCCTGCCGGCGCGCGAGCGAGGGCGGCTTCTGTCTCCGCGAGACGCTCGGCGCCTTCCTGGGCCTTACGGGCATCTATCACGTGGGCGGGGATCGGCACGTCGTCGCGACACAGGCCGGCGGCAATCAGCAGCGAGCCCCGACGACGGCGCGTCTTCTCGGTATTGATGTTCCGCCCAAGGCGTTTGCAGGCGCCGCTGAAGCTCCGGCGCTGCTCGACGCACTCGCACCAAAGCTGCAGCGCCCGGGCCTCGGGCTCCCTGTCGACGTAGAGCGACAGCCACGAGAGCGCGGCCTCGACGAACGATACCTGCTCCGCTGTCACCCGACCGCGGGCGACGGCATCGGAGCTCATCACCGGCCAGAACCCACGGTCGCTGCGTGGGCCGATCCGGCCGCCGATCGCGCGCAGGATTTCGTGCGCGTGCTCCAGCGCGAAATCGACATCGGCACTGTCCCACCCGCGGGTCGGGTGATCCAGCATGTGGACGGCGAGCCATGCCCGGCCGATCGGATCCTCAAGCAGGTGCTGGGGCACGCGGCGGGCCGCCACAAGGGCGGCCCTGGCGTCGAGGGGGAGCGCAAGGCGGGTCACGGCATGCTTCATGACCGCCCCCGGGTCGCGGCCCGCGCCTCAAGGAGCGACAGGTAACCGGGCAGGTCTGAGCCCGCCGGGTTCGGTTCGTAGAGGATGGTGGCGCCGAGCCCCTGCAGGACGGCGCGCGTCTCGTGGAGGATCCGGCGGAAATAGTCGGTGCGATCCTGCAAGCGCCGCCCCTTGAACAACAGTTCGATGGCCCGGCTACGGTCAACCGGGCGTGGGGAAGCTTTGATCAGGATCACGAGGAGCTTGGCCTGGAGAGGGGAGACACGCGCGGCCTCAGCGCCGACCGAGACGAGGCCGGACCGCGTGTCGACGGTGATGCGCCGGCCGGACGGCATTTTCGCCCGGCGGACGAGGCGGCGGGACGGTCGCGCGGTGCCGGCCCCTGCCGGCCCGGACCGGTCCGGGGCTTCACGTGCGGCGCACGTCAAGGGCATGGCGGCCGGTGCGTTCACCGTGAGCGCCTCCGCAGCACCCGTGCTTCGGTGATCGCGTTCGCAACGATTGTTTCGGCCGCGAACACGACTCGCCCATTGCCGCCGCACTCGTTGCGGCCCCGGCGAAAGCGCTCGAGATCGAGAATCGGCGGTGGTTTGCCCTCACAGTAGGACGAGCACCACGCACCGTTGCCGACGAGACAGGGGTCGTGGAGGGCGGTCCCGCGCTGGCGGGTCCTCTCAGTGTGGGCCTTCACGCCACCCTCCCCTGCACTTCAAGGAAGGTCGGGTCGGCGATCTGCGCCGCGCGCTCGGCCGGCTCCAGGGCCTTGCGCTGGGCCGCCGTCTCGATCTCCTCGGGTCGGATCAGTCCCTCCGGCACGGCCTTCCGGTCGTCCTTGCGGTGCTTCTTCGCCCGGGTCCGCTGCTTGCGTGAGGGTCGGCTCATGTCGCATCCCGCCAGGTGGATCAAGGCCGGCACCGCAGCGCCGGCCGGGTTCGTTACGCCGCCTCGGTCCCATCCACGAGCCGCGGCGCCGCCTTGCGTCCGAGCCCAAGCACTTTGGCGAGCTCGGACCGGGCCGCCGAGTAGGACGCGCAGGTCATCGGGTAGTCGGCCGGCAGGCCCCATTTCGCGCGGTAGGCCTCGGGGGTCAGCCCGCGCGAATTCAGGTGCCGTTTCAGCGACTTGTAGGGCTTGCCGTCCTCCAGGCTGAAGATCGCGTCCGGGGTCACGGTCTTGCGGATCGGCACCGGCGGGACGGGCCTCCCGGCCTCGGGTGCCGGCGCCGGGGCCGTGAGCGCTACCAGCGCCGCGTGGGTGTCGCGGATCAGCCCCGGCAGGTCGGCCGGCCGGATGGGGTTGTGGGCGACGTAGGCGGCGACCGTCTGGGCGGTCAGGGCGACGAGGTCTCGGGTCTTGAGGTCGGGCATCGGGGATCTCCGGGTGGGGCGGCACGGCGGCCGCGGGTGGCCCGCGGGGCGGGATTCGGGATCAGGCGGCCTCGGTGAGCAGCAGGCGGGCGGGGATGCGGCAGCCGGGGCGGCCAGGCGCCGGGCCGACGAGGTGCTCGATCCAGGCTGTCGGGTCGGCTCGAAACTTCTCGACGAACACCCTCAGCACGGCCTCGCCGTAGGCGCCGTAGGGCGAACCGAGGTCGATCATCTCCTCCGGCCTCGGCGGCGCGGGCGGCTTCGGCGAAAGGCCCTGCGCAGTGCGGGCGGAGCGCTGCGCCATCACCCGCTCGGCGACGGCGTTGGCGAGCAGCGGCCAGGTGCGGATTGGCGTGCGGCGGCAGGCGACTTCGCGCAGTGCCGGCACGATCTCGGACTCGAGGTCGAGGCCCTCCCGGACGAGCTGCACTACGGGCCGGGCGTCGGCCTCGACGCGCAGACCCCAGGTCTCGGGCAGCACCTCGCGGCAGCGGCCGGCGATCCGGTCGAAGCCCGCGGCGGTGTCGCACTCTCGGGTCGGCGTGGCCGGCCGGCTGGCGGGTGGCGGGGCGGCGTGACCGTGATCGGGCTCGGCAGGCGGCTGGCGCCGCGCATCGGCGGGTTGCGGGCCCGGCACCGGGGGTGCCACGGCGTTGAGCGTCCGACCCTCGCGCGGGGGGTGTGCGCCATTGGCCGCCGCCTTAAGATCCTTTCCCTTCCTATCCTCTCCCTTCCCTTCCCTTCCTACGCCGAACGTTCGACGTCCATTCGGCGAATGACCGTCTGGCGGTTCGGGCGTTCGGGGATCCTGCGGCCGATCGATCTTCTGATGATGCCACCCCGTGATGGCTAGAAACTCTTCATCGTCAACAACATAGACGCTGACGAGGTCGTTCGCCGCCAATTCGTCGATCATTCGACGAACGTCCGCAGCCGTGAAATCGTCGGACGGGTAGATCTGCGCCTTGATGCGCTTCGGCGAGAGCGCCATCCGGCCGGCGTCGTCGGCGAAGTTCCAGAGGCCGATGAACAGGAGGCGAGCGTTCGGCGAACACTCCATCACCTGGGCGGAGGTCCAGAACTCCGGCTTGATCGTGCGAATGCGAGCCATCAGGCCGGCCCCCTGGCGTGAGATGCGATGGTGGAGGAGGCGACGTCGACCCACAGGTCGAGCGTGGGCGTCGGCCCCATGCGGTTCTTACCCAGCGCCATCTCGAGCGCGTTGCGCTTCTCGATGAATCGGGCGCCGATCTCGGGATCGGAGGAGGCCTTGAGCTTCTTCTCGAGGTAGTAGGCCTCGCGGTAGAGGAAGAGGACGACGTCGGCATCCTGTTCGAGCTCGCCGGAATCGCGCAGGTCGGCGAGCGACGGGCGGCGATCGGCGCGTCCCTCAGCCTCGACGCCGCGGTTCAGCTGCGTGAGCAGCACCACGCAGATGTCCTCGGCCTTGGCGAGCGTTTTCAGGCCGCCGGAGATCTCGCCGATCTCGAGCACGCGGTTGCTCTTGTAGCGGTCGGTCGTCTTGATGAACTTGAGATAGTCGATGAACACCACGCCGAGCCGCTGGCCGACACGCTCCAGGCGCTTCTTCTGCGCCTTCACCGAGGCGGCGATCTGAGCGAGCGATATGCTGGGCTCGCACTCGATCCGCAGGTGCAGCCGGTCCAACCGCTTCTGCGCATCGCGCAACCGCCACATGTCCTCGTCGTCGAGGTCGACGGCGTGCATGATCGCGCCGAAGGTCAGCGGCTTGTGCGAGGCGTAGGCGAGGTCCGCGAAGTACCGCGCCATCATCTGGTCGCGGGTGACCTCCAGCTGGAACACCAGCACCCCGTCGTTGCGCGCGGCGTAGCGCGACAGCGCGGTCATCGAGACCGTCTTGCCCATGCCCGGGCGACCAGCGAGGAGCCAGAGCTGGCCGCGTCCGAAGCCGCCCGCCGTGGCGCGGTCGAGGTCTGGGATCCCGGTCGAGATGGCCGGAACCGCCAGCTGGCCGGCCCGCATTGCCTCGATGCGCTCCAGCATCCACGCGGCGCCCTCCCCGGCCGACATGCCGGCGAGGTGGGCCTTCGGCGATGCGGCGCGCGCGTCGAGAAGGTCGCCCTCGATCCCGTCGATGATCTCGTCGGAGGTGACCTCGGCGCCGCTGAAGCGGGCGCGCTCCTGCAGCCGATGCGCGGCCCTGATTAGGTCGCGACGCGTGGCGAGCGAGCGGATGATCTGCGCGTAGCCGGGCGCACCCGATACTGTGGTCGCTTCCGCGGCGAGCCGGGCGAGGTACTCGCCCACCGTCAGTCCGCCGAGGTCGGCGTCGCCTAGGTAGGGCTTCAGCGTGATCGGGCTGGCCTGCAGCCCTGCGCCGACCATCGCCGCGATCTGCTGGAAGATCGTGGCGTGCTCCGGCACGAAGAAGTGCTCGGGGGCGACGAGCGCCGTGACGAGCGACAGCGCATCGTTGTTGTTCAAGATGGCGCCGAGCAGGGCCTGCTCGGTCTCCACGCTGTGCGGCAGCGTCTCATCGAGGGCCGGCGCCGCGAAGGGAACGACGCGTCCGCTCATCGGCGCCCCCGCTCGCACTCAAGCTGCCGGCTCAGCGCCACCCAGGCGTCGTAGGCCTCGACGGCGGTGCGCATGTCGCTGAGGCGCCCCGTGCCGCGCGCGATCAGGAGCGCGGACCGGAAGGCCTCGAACGCAACGATCTCGCGTTGGTCGGGTGGGGGACGGAGGTGGACCAGGTCACCCATGATCAGCGAGCCTCCCGGTCGTAGGCGGCCAGGATCCGCTCCTGCTGGCGCGGCTGCAGGCCTTCGAGGAATGCGAGCGCCTGGGCGTGCCGCTCGCGATTGAAGGGATCGCCGAGCGCCCGCGCGGCGGCCGCCGCGTCCGGCACGGCGCCGATCGCGTGCGTCAGCCGGAAGGCGTCCTCGCCGCGGCGGAACACGCCGATGATCGCGGGAGAGAAGACGGGGAGGCTGCGGAAGCTCGCCATGGCGCTACTCCGCGGCCTGCACGGCCGGCGGGTCGAAGAGTCCTGCCTCCGCGCCCCAGGCCTCCCATCCGGCCCGCGTCTCCCGGGAGAACAGGTCTGCCCGCCGCGTCGCGCCGGTCGCCAGCGCCTCGGCCGCTTCGTACGGCTGGTCGGGCTTGCGGCTTTGCTCCCGGGCAGGCGCCACGATGACGGTGCGGACATCGCGCGCCGTGCGGGGCCGCCCGAACTTGCCGATCAGGAAGGGCTCGGAGGCCGAGCGCAGCACGTAGCCGGTGCCAAACGCGAGCTTGCCGCCGGGGGTGGTCTTCACCCACACGCCGGAGGTGGTGAAGGAGAAGCCCCAGGCCGCCATGACGGCGAGAGCTTGCGGCAGCATCGGATGCGTCGCCCAGAGCCACAGAAGCGCGTCCTGCCGGGCGAGGTGCGCCACCGGCAGAGCCTTGATCGCGTCGAGCGACATGCAGCCGTACTGCGCCTGCGCGCTCTTCGCCTCGCCCTTCGCCGACCGCAGGGAGAAGGCCCAAGGCGGATCGCCCATGATCAGGTCGAACGACAGGGGCGGCAGAGGGTCGAACGGCCAGCTCATGACCGCCCCCGCGCCCGCCACGCCGGCACCGGCTGCGGCCCGAGCAGATCCGCGCCCATCATGACCGTGCACGGCACGATGACGCCCGCCGCCTCCGCCGCCTGCACCCGCTCGATCGACACGGCGCGCTCGGCCGGCACGCCGGGCGGCGGCTCGGGCGGGGACGGCCACACGAAGCCGATTCCGGCGCGCCCGGCCTTCGCGACGAGCAGGTAGCCCGCGGCCGCCAGGCGCCGCAGGCAGGGCCCCTCCTCGGCCGGGGTGAGCGGGTGGAGGCGGGCGGCGATCATGCGGCCCTCCCCGCCCCGAGCGGACCGAGCTGGAAGCGACCAGCATGCTGCGGCGCGAGCTGGTGCACTGCGCAGGCCCACAGACCCAGCGCGTCAGCCGCGTTGTCGTCCTTCGGCGCCCAGCCCTGTCGCTCCGCCGCGGCGATCATCGCCGCCTTGTCGGCGCGGCCGCTGCCGGCGAAGAACTTCTTCACCGACTGCAGGTGGTGCTCCATCACGCGCACCTGCCGCAGCCGGCAGGCGAACTCGGTGTGCCAGGCGAGGCCGTAGAGCTTGCGCGCCGCCGCGAGCGAGGTGGTGCCGCTCATCACCGGCGCCTCGAAGACGACCACGCCGGGATCCTCCAGCGTGATCATGTCGAGGAGCCAGGTGTTGAAGGCGTCGGCGAAGCGGCCGATGTCCTCGCCCGTCGAGGGAAGGACCTTCGTCCCGTAGGTCGGCTCGGACCCGGGCGCGCCGCAGGCCCAGCCGCAGCGCGTCGCGAGGTCGAGGGCCAGGATCTTGCGCATCGGCCGGCCTCAGTGCACCGGCTCGGCCGTTTTCATCCCCTTAAGCCGCTCGACGTTCTCGGCGGCCTGCTTCGCGCCCGGATCCGCCGAAGCCCGCGGCGGCTCGTCGAACATGTCGGCCTGGGCGTTCAGCCCGAGCTTCTCGCGGTAGTCGTCGAACGCGCGCAGGTAGTCGGCCCGGGCGGCCTCGTCCATCTTCCGCAGAGCGATCATCTGCTTGAAGGCCTTGCGGTGGACGCCGTGCGCCTCCTCCGCATCCTTGATGGCGGCGCCGAGCTCGCCCCGGCACTCGTCCATCTCGCCCTTGATGCCCTCGCACTTGCGCACGAGCGAATCGAGGACCTTCGGATTGATGCCGGTGTCCCCCCGACTCGCCTTGCCCATCTTCTCGGCCACAGCACTGCTCCACGTTGGGCGGCGCCGGGCCGCCGAGGTTAGTCAGGGATCGGTGAGGGCATCGACGGGCAGGGCCGCGCAGCCGGCCGCCATTTCGGCGGCTTCCGCCCGCGCCCGCGCGCACTGCTGCGCGAGGTGCTCGACGGCCCAGAGCGGAAGGCGCCAGTCCTCGCCGAGCCGCGGGGCGGCCACCGCCAGCACGACGGCGCCGGCCTCGGCTCCGAGCGACACGGTCGCGGTGCCGCCGGCGGTGGTGATCCTCAGGCCGGCGCCGACGGCCCCGACATCGGCGAGCGGGATGGCGGCGAGGTCAGTCACGGCTCATCGCCCCCGCGGGTCGACGCGGTCCGGCCGCCTCTCGCGCTCCCAGAGCCTCGGCCACCACTCCCGCGGGATCGGGATCAGCCGCACCAGCAGCAGAGCGAGCCGCCACAACAACAGGGTGGCGAGGCCCGGTGATCGCCGCGGTGATCTCGATGTCATGCTGGAGCGCCTGAAGCTGACGGTGCCGGGCGGTCTCGTAGGCGGCGGCGAGCGACACGTAGACGTCCGCCCAGATCCGCTTCGGGGCGCGGTAGCGGAGCGACCACACCGAGCCGTAGTTGACGCCCGCAAGCCGCGCGACGCGGCGGAGGGCGTTGTCCGTGTCGCCCGGCCCGCGGCTCTCCCACTGGACCATGCGGTCCAGCCAAGTCCGGGCTTCTGCGACCTGCGCAGTCGACATTGGCCTAACCCGTGAACATGTTTTGCACATCTGCAAATCCGTTCCTGTTCATCTTGGAACAGGTGAGAGGAGCTTGTAGATGGAGGTGGATCGGATACGCAGATACTACGGCGCGACCGGCTTTGCTTGCCGGCTGATGACGGTCGCGCAGGAACAGCAGATCCCGCTGGGAGACATGCAGGCTCGACCAGCGGGGCGCCTCGGCCGCGCTTCGGGCCGGCCGGAGCGGGCGAGCGTGGAAATCGGTCCCAAGAAGCCCCCTCTCCCGGTTGAGAGAGGGGGCAGTCGCTGGGACGACGCCCAAGGAGGGCAGTGCTCCGCCCGGGGAGTTGCATGCCGGGCAGGGCTTCGCAGCGCCGGCCATGCCAGCGCGAAAGGTCGAACCAAGATCGCAGGAGTCGGCGGTGTTGCGCCCGGTCCGGAGCGGATAGGGGCCGGTCGCTGCCGGACCGGGCGCACCGCCGGATGGGCCAGGATTGCTGGACCGGCGATTCATGGTGGCGACGGCAATGCCCGCCACGCCGCGGACGCGCAGGTGCGCATATCCAGCTGGCGTGAGGCTGGCCCCATTGTGAGCGGCGGCAGTCATGGCGCCACCCGGAACAGGATCACGCTCGGCCCGTGCCGCTCGACCGGGACGACCATCTCGGGCCGGACGGCCATGACGAACCAGCCGAGCGCAGCGAACACGACGATGTGGGCGGCGAGGATGGGCGGGAGGTCGGAGGCGCGCATGTCAGGGCACCTCGACGAGGCGCGGGCGGTCGCCGTCGGCGGAGAGCCTCCGCTCGCCGGGCGCGTGGACGGCGGCCATGCCGCGGAGCGGACGGGGACCGGGACGGATGCCGTGCGAGAGCGGCGCGCCGTCGCCGGGGCCGGTCGCGAGCGCGGCGATCAGCTGCGCCTTCTGCTCAGGCGTGAGCACGACCGTGGCGGCGGGGCCTGCCTCGGGGATGGCGAGGACCGGCGTGTTGCCGGCCCAGGAGAGTCGGATGGGTCCGATGTCCTGCACTGGGCGGGTCATGCGGCGTCTCCCTTGCGGGTGGCCTGAGATGACGCGAGCATAGTCAGGTGAGGGGCCGGGTAGCGGCCCGGCCCCTCTCGCAACTGCCCATGCCGAGGGAGGCGATCATGAGCGGCCGCGAAGTGGATTCGGAGATGGCGCGAGGATCGCTCATCGCGATCCGCAGTCTTCTGCAGACACTTCTTTCCAAGATAGGACGCGAGCAGGGCGAGGCGGCCCTGAGGCGCCTCCGCACTGCAACGGACGAGCGAGTAGACGCCGCAATTCATCGGATGTCCTGCGAGGATCGCGACTGGCGGGAGGCCGAGGTCACCAAACAGGTCTCGTCGGACGCCGAGGGGTTCCTCGACGACACGTTCGGGGCGGCGTTCGATTCCTTGCTGTAGCGCCGGGGCCCGAGGTCGCGGACACGGCCAGTCTCCAGGCAGGTGCCTGGGCGCCCGCCGGCGGAGCGAATTCGGTCGATCTCTGCGATCATGAACGACCGGGTGGCATCGGCGGCAGCCTGACGCTCGGCCTTGCGCGCCTCAATGCGCGCATCGATCCGCCGGTCCAGCCAAGCGAGTAGGAGGCGAGCGATCACGGCCGCGCCTCCGCCAGTTCGGGGGTGGTGGGAGCTGCGCGAACGCGCCTCTGTGCGGCAATGCTCGCGAGGCGTTCCAGCGTCACCCCGCCGACCCCACGAACGCGGGCGCCACGCACCCACGCATCCCAGTACTCGGGAGCCACGGAATCCCGCTTCCGCATCTGCTTAGCGGTGTTCTCGTGAACGCCAATGTCAGCAGCAAACTCGCTGAGGCCATAAGCGACGATGAGGGCACGGAAGCTATCCATGCTCACTGGGTACCATAAGTACCCATTCGATAGCAAGACGAAACGTACCCAGCATCCAGGGTACGAGTTGTTCATGGATGCAACCGACCGAGCCTCCCGACTCAAATCAGCACGCGAGCGCGCTGGGTTCGACAGCCCTCGAGCTGCCGCAAAGCACTTCCGCTGGAATGAAAACACATATAAGTCACGGGAGGGCGGTATTCGCGACTACGGAGTCGAAGAGGCGAAAGAATACGGTCGCGCCTTCAATATTTCCTGGATATGGCTTGTCAGCGGCGAAGGCGGCCTGCAACGCACCAGTCGAGTGCGCATTGAAGGCATGATCGGAGCCGGCGGTGAGATCGACACCAACGTGGCGCAGTACTTCAACGACGAGCTAGCGGTTGTAGAGGTTGACTATCCATTGCCTGACGACGTGGCGGCTTACGAGGTGCTCGGCAACTCTATGCTGCCAAAGTACGACCCAGGCGACGTGATCTTGGTACGGAAGATGGCTGTGCCCGTCGAGATGGTGCTCGGCGACGTGGCGCTCGTCGTAACGGCGGACTGGAAGCGGTACCTGAAACGGGTACTGCGCGGCAGTACGACAGACACCTATGATCTGGAGAGCTTTAACGCGCCGACTATGAAAGACGTCCGCATCCGCGAAGTCGGGATGATTCACCTTATAGTACCGGGAAAGCAAGTTCAGCGCGTGCCTAATGGCAAAGAAATAGAAAGAAGGACAAAGCAGAAGCCAATGAGGGCAGCCGAATGAATAGAAAATTCTTGAATGGGAATTGGGCATCCAGACAACCCGGGCGTAGTGCTTTCCGAGGCGGCATTATGCCGAATTTAGAATGGATTTTGAGAGCCCAGAGCACTCCTATCGTTATGTAGCATTCATAGATGAGGCCGGCGACGATGGGTTGAGATCAGTCCGACCTATTGATCCCGACGGTGGCACAGAGTGGTTCATATTATCGGCGGTTCTGATCCGTGCCGACTGTGAAGCTTCACCTCCGCTTTGGGTCCGCCATATTCTAAGTCAGCTTGATTTTACCGGGCAAAGAGACCTGCATTTTAACCGACTGCGCTCGGATAGGGATAGAGAAACCGTTTGTAAGAACATTGCTGATTTGCCGGCGCGCTTGTTTATAGTTGCATGCAACAAGAAAAACATACGCCAGCATACAAATCAAAGGGCTGGAAAAATCCCTTCCAGGAACTGGTTCTATTGCTGGGCATCTCGTCTGTTGCTAGAAAGAGTTACTGCTTATTGTGGGCTGCGCAATCTAAAAGAGGACACTCCTCGGGCCAAAGTCAAATTTGTGTTCTCAGAGAGTCATAGAATGTCTTACAGCCAGTTCAGAGCATATCTGCATTGGCTGAGGCTTCAGAGTATCGGAAAATCTTTATATCTTGACAGGGGAGATTTAGACTGGAGCGTCGTAGATATAGATCTTGTTGAGTCTTACCCTCATAAAACCCGCGCGGGCCTCATGCTTGCTGACGTCGTGGCAAGCGCGTTTTTTCAAAGCGTCACTCCAAAGCCGGACGGCTCCTGTAGGCCGGAGTATGCAAAGTTATTGAAGCCAAGAATGGCAATGCGCGACAACAGTATTGTAGACTTCGGTCTCAAGGTTATGCCTTATCCTCTATGGACTGCCGAATTAACGGAGGAACAGAAGGCAATATTCCGCTTCTACGGCTACAAAACGGAACCAGGTAGAAGGCGGTAGGCTCCTGGACCTGTGTTCCGGAAGGCGTAGAGCCAGCCATCCGAAGGGCTGACGTCCTCCCGGGTGCCGCGTGCGCGACCAGGCGCTCCAGCGAGCCTACCGAGATGCATTATTGGTGCTCGTGCGCGAGCGTCAATTCCAAATAGCTAGTGCAGAGACGCCGACATTCGCATCAGGTGCCAGGTCGCTAACCGTCTGAGACTGAAGAGGAAATCGCTCCGCGCGGTGTACCTTTTGAAGGCGTCAATGCACTAGGTGGCGTCCGGCCAAGCACGCCATCCACGAGAGTTTGGCCGTGGGTGTCGTGTCGGTCACATGTGACGACAACCAGTACGGCCAGGTTGGGTACAAATCGTACTTGACACGCTGGGTACGCTAAGTACCTTGTGTCCATCGCCTCTCCCCGAAGCGATGGAGACCCGCAGTGCTCACCCGCCCCCAACCCGACCTGATCGCGATCCACGGCCGCGCCCTCACGAGCCGCGAGCGCGTCGCCCCCTGCCACCTCGACGAGCCGGCCTACCTGCGCACGCTGCGGGAGCGCCTGACCGAGTGGCCTGAGGACGACGAGCCGGCCAACGACCCGCTGCCCGTGGCGCGGGAGCGGGACTGGCTCCGGATGGCGCTCCTGGTGCTCGCCATCGCGATGCTGATCCTGTTCGTGGCGGCGAGCGGCCTGCGGGCCGGCCGGATCGATGGGGGCGTGCTGTGACGCGCGAACCCGCCCGCACCTACCTGGTGCACTTCCGCGACAACACCGGTCTCGGCTGGATCGAGGAGACGCTCGTCGACAACGGGCTCACCGCGGCCGCAGCCTTCCTCTCCGACGAGCGCTCCTACGCCGTGCTCGAGGAGGTCTACGAGATCGACCTCGCCGACCCGCTTGCGCCAGTCGCCCGCAATATGACGGCGCCCGTGCTCGGCCGGGTGGTCGATATGATCGATCAGGACGACGAGCGCAACGAGCTGCCGGCCGGGCTGCAGGAGGCGGCGCGGCGGCACGGAGTGAAGGCCTGCGCCGAGAATGCGCCGCGGGACTGCGGTGGCCTCGATTTCCTGGCCGAGGGTCGGGATGCGTACCACCTGCAGGTGCGGGGTGCGCTATGAGCCGCACCGCCTCCCAGGCCACCACCGCGGCCGTCCTCTACATGCTCGGCGCACCAGCGCCGTTCCGGCCGCTCTCAGAGAGCAGCCGGTGCATCGCGGTCGCCGGCGGGCGTCCTCGTATTCAAGTCCTCTGGGGTGGCCCGGGTCATGAAGTGGACGACGTCGCTCTCGCGCGGGTGATCAGCCGGATCCTCAACGAGGCCGCGGGCGAGAGCATGACCGCGCTCGAATACGAGGAGGCCGTGCGGGCCGAGACCGCGCATTTCCTGCGCCGCGTGGGCGCCCGGGCGGCGGAGTGAGCGCGATGGCAATCCCGGTCGATGTGGCCCTGGTGCGGGGCGATGTGATCCTGGTGCGGGCAGTCGTCGGGTACGGCCATCCGGCGGGTAGCCGAGACCCGATTCTCGCGAGGGTCGAGGGCGGCCACGCCGACGTCATCGTCGATCGATCGGCCGCCGATCTCGCCGAGACGAAGCTCGCGATCGGCGACGAGGTGGCCGTCCCGGACTTCATCCACGACCGGCGCGGGATCGTCCGCGCGATCGACGGCGACGAGGTCTGGGTGCGCTGGACCGACAACGGCGGCGCCACGGCGAGTCTGGTCGAGAGCCGGCGGATGCTCGAGCGCACTCGCACCCGGGAGCAGGTCGAGGCCGATGAGCCGCGTCCGGTCGAAGCGGCGCCGGGCTCGCAGGCGGCGGAGTGAACGGCGATGCTCCTCCCCGACAGCGCCGCCGCGCCGGCCCCGACCGCCGTCTCCTTCGAGGACGGGATCTACTTCGGCCTCGACGAGGCCCACTATCACGCGGACCCGGCCCTCGGCTCCTCCGACCTGAAGCGCCTCGCCGCCGAGCCCGCGGACTACTGGTTCGGCTCGGTGCTCAACCCGAACCGGCCCGCCGACGAGCCAACCCCGTCGCAGATCATCGGCCGCGCGGTGCACAAGCTGGTGCTGGAGGGGCAGCAGTCCTTCGCCGCCCGCTTCGTGCGCCGACCCGACGATCTCGCCCGCCTCGACGCCAAGGCTCGCGCGAAGCTCGCGCCGAACGGTGAAGACGTGCTGCCTGGCGAGGACTTCGACCGGGTGCAGCAGGCCGCAGGCGCGGTGCTGGCAAACCCGCACCTCGCCGCCTCCTTCACGGGCGGCGCATCCGAGGTGTCCGTGTTCTGGACCGACGCCGTGGACGGCGAGCAGGTGCGCCGAAAGGCGCGGTTCGACTACCTCAAGCCCCGTGCGGTGGTCGATCTCAAGAGCACCCGCCCGAGCCGCCCGACGTCGTTCCAGGCGAACTGCCTGCGCGCCATGGCCGAGTATGGCTACCCGGTCCAGGCCGCGGCCTACCTGCAGGCCCGCGCGCAACTGGCGGGCCTCGTCGCCGAGGGACGCGTGCACGGCGACCGTGACCCGGCCTGGCTCGCCCGGGTCGTGGCCGCGACGAGCTACGCCTTCGTCTTCGTCTTCTGGTCGACGGGTGACGCCCCGCTGACCTGGGGCGTCACGCTCTCGCCGGGCAACGAGGTGGTCGCGGTCGCCGAGAAGACGATCGATGCCGCCCTGTGGGCCTTCGTCCAGGCCCGCCGCACGCACGGACTCGACGCGCCGTGGATCGACCACGCGCCGCTCGCCGAGATCGACCTCTCCGACATGCCGGGCTGGTGGGCCCGCTGAACCCCGACAGGAGGACTCCATGGCTGCATCCACGGCTGTCGCTGAGCGACCGCACAACGCCAACCCGCTCGTCGTGGTGCGCGAGCAGATCCAGAGCCGGGAGGCCGAGTTCGCCGCGGCCCTGCCGGCACACATCCCGGTCGAGCGCTTCAAGCGCGTGCTTCTCACTGCTGTCCAGAACAACCCGGACCTCCTGAAGCTGGAGCGGCGGTCGTTCTTCAACGCCGCGATGCGAGCAGCGCAGGATGGTCTGCTGCCGGACGGGCGCGAGGGTGCGATCGTCGAGTTCAGCGGCCGTGCGCAGTGGATGCCGATGATCGCCGGCATCCGTAAGAAGGTCCGCAACTCGGGCGAGATCGCGACCTGGGAAGCGAACGTCGTCTTCGAGAACGACCACTTCGAGTATCAGCTCGGCGATGAACCGAAGATCGTCCACGTGCCGGTGCTGGTGAACCGCGGCAAGCCGGTCGCCGCCTACTCCATCGCGGTATTGAAGAGCGGCGAGCGCTCCCGCGAGGTGATGACCGTTGAGGAAATCGAGAAGGTCCGGAAGGTCAGCCGCGCGAAGAGCGGCGGGCCGTGGTCGCAGTGGTGGGAGGAGATGGCACGCAAGACAGTGGCGCGCCGGCACAGCAAGGTCCTGCCGCTGTCGTCGGACCTCGACGACCTGATGCGGCGCGACGACGAGCTCTACGATTTCAACCGGCGGCGCGAGCAGCAAGATGGTCAGGTGACCGGGATCTTCCAGCCGGTCGCCAACCCGCTCGCCGACACGATCGAACACCAGCCTGGCGAGTCCGGCGAGACGGTCGCCGCCGATCTCGAGGAGGAGGCGCAGGGCACCGACGAGGACGAGGCCGGGGATAAGCCGGGCGCTGCGCAGCCCGATCCCGCCGACGACTTCCCGGGCAACGACGCGATCGCCGCAGGCCGCCGGTCGGCGAGGCGGGAGGGCTGAGCGATGCACTCCAACATCCCTCTCCGCTCGCTCGGCGAGCGCATCAGCCACCGCCGTCGCCGCATCGGCGTCACTCAGGCCGAGCTCGCCGCCGCCGTCTGCCTCGGCCCCAAGGCGATCTCTGCTATCGAGCGCGGCGGCCGCGCGCCTGGCCCCCCTGCTCCCGCGCCTCGCCGAAGCGCTCGGGCTTCACCCGCGGGACCTGACCGCCGCCGACGCCGTGATCGCGCCGGCCGGCGAGGAGCACGATCTCCTCATCGCCTACCGCGCGCTGCCGGACGAGGGCCGGGCCTACGTCCGTGGCCTCGTGGTCGAAGCTGCCGCCGGGAGGATCGCCCGATGATCCGGCTCACCGACGCGCTCGCGGATTTCGACCTCGGCGCTCTCGGGCGCGACCTGCAGACGGCCTCGCTCCACCAAGACCGCTGCCGGCGCCACGCCGAGCGGATCGCGATCCCGGCGGACTGCCCGGAGACCCGGCGAGCTGCGGCGAACATCGACGTCACCGTTGCGGCTTTGAGCTCGGCGGAGCGGCTCGTCGCACTGCTCGGACGGTTCCTGGCGGATGAAGGGTCGGGCCGACCGCAAGCGGTGAAGGCGGCCCGGGCGACGCCACTCGCCATGCGCCGGCCCGGCTCGGTGCTGGGGCCGATGGTCGTTATGCAGAGCGCGGAGGGGCGGTGATGGTCGGGACCATCCTCGTCGCCGTGATCGGCTACGGTCTTGCCGCAGTCTGCCTGTGCCTGGGCGCGTCCTTTTTCCTGGAGGCCACGAAGGACACAAGACCGCGCGGCGAGCGGATCGGCGCGCTCGTTTGCACCTTCCCCGCGCTGGTCGCGGCGCTCGTCTTCGCGGGCATCACCCGGTGGCTGCTCGGGGGTGCGCTGTGAGCGCCGCCAGCATCTACCACGACCGCACCGGCGAGGACCCCGCGCAGGGCAGCGCCATCCAGGTCAGCACATACGGCGGCGAGGTTACCCTCGAACTCGGCGTGATGCGCAACTTCGGGTCGATGTCGGCCGACGCCTGGGCGGCGCTCAGCCCCGCCGAGGCGCGCGAGCTGGCGGACAACCTGCGGCGGGCGGCGAGTTGGGCCGAGGCGTGCGCGCCTTCGGAGGACTCGGTATGAGCCTCCGCGTCACCGTCCCGTTCGACCCATACCTGATCGGCAACGGCCGCTGGTGCTCCTGCTGCTTCCCAGGCGGGCCCCCGGTCGTCTTCATCCGCCGCCGCTCGCGCCGCGGCTGCAACGAGTGCGCGGGCCAGGGCCGCATCGTCCTCACCGCCGAAGAGATCGTTGCACGCACCATCGCTGAGGCGCGGGCTCACCGAGAGAGGGCACCACGATGAGCGAAGAGACCCTGTTGTCGGCCGCTCGCCGCGCCGTCCGCTTCTTCAACATCGACGAGTCGAAGGGCGGCCTGATGACCGTCGAGACCGTTGCCGCGATGCAGACCCCTGCACAACCAGGTGCCGCTGGAGACCGCTCGGCTGAAGGCGGCGGAGGGCGACTGGGCGAACGATGTGCCCGCGCCGGACCCAGCTTCTGCGCCGCAGCCTGGGCCGATCGCGGTCCCGTCGGCGGGGGCGGTGGCGCTCGTCGACGCGGAGGGCGGGCGGTAATGACCGCGCCTTCACTCCAGCCAATCGGCTATAACCCCCGTCTCGGCAGCGATCTGATGGCGCTGCGTCGGCGTGAGCTGCCGGCGCCCGCGCTCGATGTCGCTGAGGTGGCCCTGCGAGATTCCGAGCGCCTCGGCCAGCTGGGCCTGGGTGCAGCCGTGGTGCTTGCGCGCGGCCGTGACCGGCGAGCCGTGCTCCGCGATCAGGGCGACGAACCAGTGCTCGACCGAGGCCTTCTCGTCCGCTCGGGCGTCGAGCAAGCGAGCGGCTGCGCGATCCTCGGCGGCCTCGTCGCCCAGGCGCGCGAGCAGCGCGTCGTAGTCGCGGCGCGGGAGGATCACGAGCTCCTCGCCGCCGGGCGTGGTGATGATCTGCACGGTCATGGGGTTGTCCTCTCAGTCGTAGATATCACGGCGGTGGCCGATGGCGCGGACCTCTATCTGTGCGTCCGTCTCGACGAACACTACCCGGTAGTCACCAACCCGCAGTCGCGCGCCCGGGCGCCCGGTGAGGGCGCGGACGTCGCCGGCCCCCGTTGCCGCGTAGCGCGCGAGCTTCTCCACGATCGCGAGGCGCGCCGGCTTGGGGAGCCGGGACAGTTCGCGGGTCGCGGAGAGGGTATAGGCGATCGGCTTCATTGCGATAATATCGCAGAGTGCTGCGATATTTGCAAGTGCGGATGCGATATTTTGCGATCGGCGGTTGGCCTGAGCCTCGAAGCGCTCGACGCGGGGAGCGCCGCCTGATGCCTTGGCCCTTCTCGTGGGACCCGCCTCCCATCCTGACCCGCACCGGCCAGTGCCTCGTGCCGAGCGACCTGTCCTGGCGGCGGGCCGATCAGGTCGTGGCTCTCGGCCTCGGCACCCTCGACCCCCATCACCAGCGCTGGCTCGGGCTGCTGACGCTCACCGAGGCTGGGCGGGCAGCAGTCGGGAGGGCGACATGACGCGCTCCCTCGTGATCGACAGTCTTGCAAGCGGTAATCTATATCTAATGAAACGCATGGCCACCAATTACGTAAATCTCGAAGGCTTTTATTATCAGTTCGGCGACCATTTGCGCTATTTGGTCATCCACGTCGATGTACCCGTCCGTGAAATCGATTTCGAATCCGAAAAATTCTGCATCGTAAGAATTCGGAGCGACCCTAACTGCAGTAATCCACTCTCCTCCGGGAATTGCTCGCGCTTCCTCGAATATGAATTCTTCAAATTGCGCTCGCGATATCGACAAGCGCTGCACCGTAAACTCTCCAAGGCATGGCCCAGCGCACGCTCGGGCTGTCGATTCGTGATATACATCCCCGACAATGTCTGCAAGATGACAGGCATCCGCTTAATGAACCGAGCCTGCCTCGACCTCATAAGTGGTCAAGATCATTTCTACCAGGCGCAGAATTGCTCTGACCGCATCCGCTGCGTCTTCTTCCCTGTCTCTCTGAACGTCAATGAGAACGCCGGAAAAGCTGGCTCCCTGGTTCGCCGTTGTGAGGTTGATGGACGTTACGTATTGGCCGCCGGGAATCGTTCTGGCCACGCTGAGGATCTGTTCCTCGGCTTGGCTGAGCGCCATGGGGGTCCGGTGCATGCGATTCGCCTTTTGCTCGGGCAAAATTCTACCCCGGAGGCGCGGTCATGACTTCCGCCCGTCTAACCGCCCAGGCCGCGGGCACTCCCGCCTTCCCCCGTCTCGACGGCGTCGATATCTGGACCGGCCTCACCCGCGAGGAGCAGGACGAGATCGGCGCCATCGCCGTCGAGCTCGTCGTGTCGTGGCGGCTACAGCGCCGGGTCTACGAGGACCAGTTAGGCGACATTCTCGCCCGGGCCGCCGAGGCCGCCGACCAGCTGCTGACGCGCGAGCTCGACCTCGCGGTCGGTGACGTGCTGCCGGACGGCGCGCTCGAAGCCGAGGACGGCGTGACGGCCCGCATCCCCTCGCTCCTGGGCGACGTGTCCCGGGATTGCGGCTGCACCGAGGAGGACGCCTGCCCGGGCGGATGCGGCTGGGCGGGCCCCGATCAGTGCTCGACGTGCGCGGCCGAGAATGCGCCGGCAGCCCATAGCTCGGAGCCCGACAATGCAGGCTGACCTGCACGCCAAGGACCTCTTCGGCGTTCGCTTCACCGACACCATCGCGCGCTCCGCCACGCTCTCGCGCTGCGGCGCCTACCGCTTCACGCTCACCCGCACCTGGGCCGAGGGCGCGTACGTCTGCTTCGTAGGGCTGAACCCCTCGACGGCGGACCACCGCGTCGACGATCCGGCCGTGCGGCGGTGGATCCACTTCGCCCGCGCCTGGGGCTACGGCGGGTTCACGGCTGTCAATCTCTACCCCTTCCGATCACCCTCGCCGGCCGAGTGCCGGGCGTGGTCGCGGTGGCAGGAGAACGGCCCGGACTGGTACGCCCGGGACGTCATCCAGGAGAACCTCAGCACCATCGTGCGCGAGGCCAAGGCCGCGGCGCGCGTCGTGGCGTGCTGGGGTGCCGGCACGTGGGACCCGATGTGGACCGACCACGTCGTCGAGGAGATCACGACGGGCGAGGCGCCCTGGCCGGACCTGCACTGCTTCGGGACCACGGCCGACGGCAGCCCAATCCACCCGATGGCCCGCGGGCGCTGCCGCGTGCCGGACGGGGCGGCGCTGGCGCTGTGGTGGAAGGGGGAGGTGTAGCGGTGTCTCAGCACGTAACCGCGGCGCGTCTCGTCGAAGAGTTCGGGTTCACCGAGCGGCACTGGATTCGAATGGCGGCGGCCGGCCGCGTGCCTGGCGCTCGACAGCCCTTCGGACCTCGCTCAAGCTGGGTGTTCGATTTGCGCGCCGTGCGTCAGTGGTGGGAAACGAGCCGGAGGACGGTGCTCGAATGGCCGACATCTACCTCCGTGGGCAAACGTGGTGGGGCCGAGTCCAGAAGGACGGCAAGGACCTCCGCGCGTCCCTCGGAACACGATCTGAAGGCGTTGCTCGGCAGCGTCTTGCAATCTGGCTCGGCGAACTCGAAGCCCAAGCGTGGGGCGCCAAGCCGCGGCTGACTCTCAACACCGTGATGGCGGAGTTCATCCGCGAGCACGGCCCGACGCTGCGCCCATCCACGCTCCGCCGCTACGGCGTGTCCATCGCTTGGCTCGACGAGCACTTCCGCGGCAAGCTCCTCCTCGAGATCAAGCCGGCCGACCTGCGCGCCTTCGAGACCGCGCGCCGGACGGCGGGCGCCTCCGCGCCGACGGTTCGGCGCGATCTCGCCTGCCTCTCGACCATCTTCGCGTTCGCGATCGAGAAGGAGTACGCTGACCTCAACCCGGTCACGCCCTTCATCAGGCAGCGGGCGCGCCGCGGTCTGCGCGAGAGCCCGCCTCGCACCCGCTACTTGTCCCGGGCCGAGGAGGCGCGCCTGCTCGACGGCGCCCTGCCCTACGTGCGCGACGCCATCCTGTTCGCGATCTACACGGGCCTGCGCATGGAGGAGCAATTCTCCCTCACTTGGGCGCAGGTCGACCTCGCCCGTAAGCACCTCACCATCTCGGCCGAGGCGGCGAAAGGGAAGCGCGAGCGGACCGTGATCATGCTGGCCCCGGCTGTCGGAGTGCTCGAGCGGATGCCGCGGCACCTGACCAGCCCCTACGTCTTCCACCATGGCGCGGCCACCACGACGCGGGGCGCGACGCGGCGAGCCGCCCTCCCCCGCCCGGACCGGAACGACGGCGAGCGGTTTAACAATCTCGACCGCGGGCTGCGCAACGCGGCCGCACGGGCGAAGGTGCAGGACCTCCGCTGGCACGACCTGCGGCGCACCCACGGGTGCCGGCTCCTGCAGGAGGAGCGCTGGTCGATGGAGATGGTCCGCGACCAGCTCGGCCACCGAAGCGTCGTGCAGACGGAGAAGGCCTACGCGTTTCTCGAGGTGGAAGCCCGGCGCGCAGCGGCGCACGGGGCTGGCGCGGCGCCTATGGTCGATCTCGACCCGGTCACCGGAAAGCCCCTCGTCGCACAAAAGCCGGCACAGGGGCGGCGGTTTGATCTGGAAAAACAAGCGAAATCAAAGCGCTAGAACATCAGTATTGCGTGTTTTGGTACCGCCATTCCCAGGTTCGAATCCTGGCGCCCCAGCCAATTTTTCCTTTGTTTTCCGGGCCTCGTGAACGCGGACAAGACGGAACAAAGGGTGTGATCGGACCCACAGAAGCCGGCACAACCTCCGCGCACCGGCTCATGCCCTTGCGGGTGCGTTCGCCAGAGCCGTATCCCGGAGCATGAGCCCCGCTGATCCATTGGGAGGTCGGACCTGCAGCAGGCTCCGCATGCCCCTCGACGAACCCGCGCAGTGCACTTCAGCCTCCAACCCGGTCACGAGGCGTGCCTTCACCACGATCCGTACCCCGCCCGCCGAGCCGGACGAGGGCGGCCCGCGGCCGCTGCCGCGAGTTCGCGCAGCGGTTCGGCTGGCCTGATCGCGTCGGGCGCGACGATGAGCGCAATCGCCGCTTTGGCAAATCATGAGTTTGCGAGGGCCGTGCTCGCCGAGCACGGCCCTTGCTGCGCCATGGCGCCGAGCTCACTGCGCCGCTTCGCGCGCGAAGAGAGGTTTGAACTAGGCAACCAATCAGATCGCAGGGGCGTTAAGATCCGACGATCGGAACCTCAATCTCTCTATTAATGAACAATATGTTACCGAAGCCCCAATACCCATTTTCCATGTTCACCGCGGCAAGCCGAAATCCTCGATGCACGAGATATTCAACTATATGGTGGAATTGATCTTGCCCCTCGTATTGATTGACGACCGTCGCTTCAGTGATGATATACTTCACATCCCAAAGTTTGCTTCCCAGTGAACGGAGCACAGACACCTCTACTCCCTGGACGTCCATGCAGAGCAGGTCGATGCTCTGAATCATGTGCTCGCGGCAGAGATCATCCAGGCGCACGGCTGGAACCTTGATCTCCGTCTGGACGTAGGTCTCACCATAGCGACCGGATGATTTCAAAAGGCTCGACGCGCCGATGTTGTGAGTCTCGGTGCCGTCCGGCTGATGACTCGAGACAACAGGATAGAATGATAAAGTTCCCGGAACATCGCTGGCGGCAGCTTCGATCAGCTTCACATTACCGCGGCCCGAAATCGTGGCACGACAAATTTCCAGGGCGTCAGGATTTGGTTCGACTATGAAGATTTTTTCCGCATTGTAAAAGTCAGCAACCGCTACCGCGTCCTTTGCATCGCGCGAGCCGACCTCAAATATAGTTTTGATCAGATTTCTGTCAATAAAGCGAGGAAACGGATCATGAAGATAGCTGCTCATATAACAAACCTCCCCAGGCATAGGCGACATGATTTAACAATGCGCGCGAATGCACAGTCCTGCTTTGGCACATCAATCACACGTCAGTAAGATCGCTGTGCGATTCGGCTTATATCGTAAACGGAGGTTTCGGGCCACGTCTTAGAGATCTCGCGCGGCGGGGCAGGCCCAGGCAGCACCTCGTCGAGGCGGCGGTTGGGACGCCGCCCGGCGACGCGGGCGAGCACGGCAGCGCGGCAAGCGTGCGGCGCGCCCACACACGGCCAGGGTCGAGCGGTCGAGGGCCACGCCCCGACGCGCGAGGAGGGACGGCACCGCGGCGGTGACCGCCGACAGGAAGGCCATCGGGGCCGTGGGCCCGCGCCACCGCCGCGGGGCGCTCCGGGGCGAGCCGCGCCTTCCAGCGCCGGCCGAGCACCTGCGGGGCGTCGGACCGCGACGGCGCGCCACGGCCGAGACCACCTTCCCCGGCGCGAGGGCCTCCCGGATGATCACCGCCTTGAACCCGCCGGCCCCGCTGATCACCCCCGACCGGCGCGCGCCCCCCTGCTCGCAGCCAGGGACGTGCCGATCCCAGCGACCAAACCACCGGCGTCCGCATCTCGCCTCAGCGCGCCTCGCGACGGGCGGGCTCGGATCAACGCTGACGACGGAGATGGTCCGCGCCCAGATCGGCCACAGCAGCGTCGTGCAGACCAAGGGGGCCTGCGCGCTCCGCGAGGCGCAAGGCCGGCGCGGCGCCGACGGTCCAACTCGACCCGGTCACAGGCAAGCCGCTCGTTGCACAGAGCCGGGACAGGGGCAGCGGCTTGATCCGGGAAACCGGGCGAAATCAGAGCGCCGGACCATCAGTGTGGCGTGCTTCGGCGCCGGCAGTCCTAGAATCGAATGCGGGCGCCCCAGCCAGCCTCCCTCCCTCTTCCGGATGGCCCGCCGGCGTGGCGCCGGTCGATCGAGTTTTGCACCGGGTTCCACGCTGCGGACCCGTGCAACCAGCACCGCGCCACTCATCCTTTGCAAGTCATCAGTGCTTGTTATCGACAATCTCGTAAACATTATAGAACACAACAATAATGTTCCTTATCCACTCGATTATCACTTCTGAATTACTAGGTTCTGGTTCGCTCATCGTCACGATCACGTTTGGAACATCGCTGCCATCCTCAGCGGGCAAGATCTGTACGTCGACAACTTTGTCCCCATTATGAATTTTCTTTACACGGGCAAGCACCATACCTTCAATGTCTCTCAGCGATTTGATGCCCGCATTCATAATGTAAACCGTGACTCCTAAACTTGAGATCATGAAGGACCCGGCGCCGACCAGCGGACCACGGACGCGTCTTGCCGTGGGCGTCGCCCTTGAATACAGTCAAGCCGACTTGCGCCCCGGATAAACTGTCAGACGTCAAGTTTCGGGCAGAATCGCAATTCGCTGAACGCGGGCGCGCCCTCCCGCCGCCGCGGCCATCAGGTCGCGGCCCTCCGACCCGGCACCCTTCGCGCCGAGCACCAGCGCCGGCCCGGGCGGCGGAGCCTTCGCGAGGCCGGGCGGATCGCGCGCGAAGTGACTCACGACTCGCCGATCCGCGGGCGTCAGCTTCACGGATGGCCGGGCCGCCCCGTCTTGCCCGCCTACTTAATTCAGCTTCTCGTCGATCACATCATAAAACCTGTACAGACACCGGATGCACTCTGTCGCAGTCATTCCGATCTCCTCAAGATTTTCTGATGATCCGTCTGGAATGACGAGAGCAAAATGCGAAGGAGAATTGCTTCCTCTTTTCACCCCTATTTCGACGGCCTGCACCACGGTCGAGGCATGCTTGCCCCTGACGTATCTCAAAACAATCTTCTCGAGTGTGTCGCGGGTGATCTGCGGGCGACGCATTGCACGTGCTCGTATCTATGCCGAGCGTCGTTCGTACACGACCGCAATTTACAAGCCAGAATACAAGAAGCTTACAAATTGCTCATGTGCCGCAAGAGTGATGTAAGGATACTCAGCTGCATTCATGCACGACGTCGGAACGTGCATCGTCCGGGGCAGCGCGGCCGGTCACGGGAGGGGCTGCGCTGACGGTTGGACGAGGGCCGCGACGCGCCGGCGTCGTCGGAACCACCCGCGCCCCGGCATCGCCTCGAACGGATCCGTCTCCTCGGCCGCGACCGGCGCGGGGCAGGAGACCGCGACCGCCTCGCCGCGCGCGCCGCGCATGCACCCCATGTTGCGTGCGGCCGAGGTCGCACCCATCGTTGCGTCCCGCGTTCTGGCTGTGGCCGCCCGCGCGGGTGGGGCGCGTCAGCTACGGGGTGGAGGACCATGGAGCGACCGGCCGTCGAGCAGTTCCTTCGCGAGGCCGAAGCGGCGCGTGACCGCCTCCTCAACCATCGCCGCCAGCTCTGCCGGGCGCTGGTGCGCGCCGGCTACCGCGATCTGCCCCTCGGCCGCTTGGCGCTCGTGCAGCGCGATTTGGAATTCATCGAGGCGGTCATCGCCGACGAGCGCCGCCGCCTCGGCGAGGATGGGCGCGCCGGCCCGGGCCGGTGGTGA